TCTCAAAGAGGTCGTCCCCGAGTCAGGGAGCCCTATGAAGTTCTCCCGCACGACCTCGAGATCCCTCCGGAAGATCGAGATCCCAGGGGAGACCTTCGACGCCCAGAAAGCGTGGGCCTCGGAGAACGTGGAGAAGCTCGTTGGGCGCAAGCTCGAGACCTTAGAGGGGGGTCGCTTCAAGATAGGCGACTCGGAGTACGCGTCCCTGGACGAGGTCGCGGATTACCTCGTCACCTCCCGCCTCACCCCCGACGCCGTCCGGGTCTCCCTCGCGGAGGAGGGCCTTAGGTGGAGCGGGAAACGGGGAGACTACAAGGTTGCGGATGCGGGGGGCCGCGTCATCGCGAAGGGGGCCTCCGTCCCCGAGGTCCTTGCGGAGATGGGGTGGCGCCCGAAGAAGATCCCCTCCGAGTTCATGCCCGAGGTCGCCGTCGTCGAGGGAGGAGCGAACTTCTCCTATACGAAGAGCACCGTGACAGGCTCCTACCCGAAACTCATGCGGTATATGGACCGCTTCGAGAACTTCAAGCTCGAGGAGGAGAAGGCGATTCTCGCTCACACTCCCGAGGCTCTTATGTACTCGCTCCCGACTCGGAAGTTCGAAGTCGTTGTGCCCGGGGCGGGCCTCAGGGAGACCTTCTCCACCGTGAGGGAGGCGAACTGGTATCTCCGAGGGGGATGGGCACAATATGAGGGCGTGAAGAGAGTCGCCGCGAGGAAAGGACTCGATGTGAGCGTCGAGAACGGCGCGTATGTCGCGCACATCGGGGGGGACACCTATACTGCGGCCCTCGGGGACAAAGACGCCCTCAAGAAACTCCTCAAGAGGCTCCCTGACCCCCAAACCCTCCCTTCTCTCATCGGGGAGGAGGCGGAAGCCCTCATGAGGAAACATGGGATTGAGCTCGGCGAGATGGGGCCCCTGTTTAACCCGTCGAATCCGTCCTCGATGACCCCCCGCCGGAAAGTGGGCCCCCTTGCGATCGCCTCCCACCTTTACCCCACTCCCCTCACGAGGTGGATCGAGAACGGGCTTCGGGACACGGGTCATCCCGCTCTCCTTGAGTCCTTTGATAAGCTCGTGGACCGCTTTCGCGTGTTCAACGGGGAGCACACGAAGTGGAGACGCCTTATTCGCGAAGCGATCTCCCCTGGGGGGAAGGCCCTCCCTGACAAGAAACTCATCGGGCTCAGGTGGTGGATGGAGGCAGGGGACGAGGGCGCGAAGGCCGCCGTCGTTAAGGAATTCGGGCTCACGGACGTGGACCTCGGGGTGGGGGAGAAACTCCGGGACATCTGGGGACGGAACCCCGGGGACGGCCTCTACGGGCTCTTTGGGATAGACCCTTTCAAGTTCCAGACCTCCTACGTCCCTCGTCTCCGGCGCGCGGTGGCGGACCTCAAGACGAAGGGAATCGCCCTCGAGCCCGAGAATATCTTCGCTCACGCGTTCCCCCAGGGCGTGCCCCGGGAGATCAAGTTCTTCGCGGAGATGGATCGCCTCTCCGAGGTCCTGAACTTTGACGCCGAGGACAACGTCGCCCTCCTCATGGATCGCTATGTCACGCAAGGCCTTAAGAAACATTACCTCAATCCCATCTGGCGGGAGTTCGACGCGGCGAGAAGGGAAGCGAGTCGAGCCGGGAACTTCGACTCGAAGGTCCTCAACCCCGCGATCGACGCGTGGCGGGAGACGGTGATGGGATACAAGACCCCGGGAGAGAAGGCGATCGAACATTTCACCGAGCGTTTTATGGGACGCCTCGGGGTCACAAACCCCGCTCTCACGAAGGACATCACCCGGACGCTCTTCACCGCGCAAGCGTTCGGGACGATGGCGTGGAAAGGGTGGAACGTGACGCGGAACATGGCGCAGATATATACGACTTTCGGGTCTACGTATGGCATAACCGAGGCGACCCGCGCCATGAGAGAGGTCGCGGTGAACGCGGCCCGCCATATCGCGGACGCGAAGAGGCGGGGGATCCTCCTCGACACCCCTCCCCTTATCAACTCCATTATCGACGAGAGGTCCCTTGTGGGGAGGCTCGTTCATAAGGGTCTCGCGGGGTTCAAAGCGTCGGATGACTTCACGAGGACGGCGGCGATGGTCGGGGGGGATCACGTCTTTGAGGATGCCTTAGGGAAGCTCCGCTCAGGGGTCCTCAAGAGCCCCGAGGACTTCATCACCTACTCGAAGGCGTATAGGTTCTCGCCGGGCGCGCAGAGCGAGATCATCTCCCTTATCGAGAGGGGGCAGTATGACGGGGCAAAGGACCTCTTCGCACGCAACGTCATCGAGGACACGATGTTCGCATACGACAAAATCCATAACCCCCAGCTCTACCGGGGGCTCCTAGGACGCATGATTGGGCAATATGGCGTCTTTGCGGTGCAGTATATCCAGAACGTGAAGAAGGGCCTCACGATGGGCCCCATCGCGGACCGCATTGCGTATGGGACCCGCCTCGCCGCCGTGAACGGCGCTCTCCTCTACACGGCGAAGTCCCTCGGGGTGGACGCGGAGCGGGATTTCCTCCCCTGGAGCCCAGCTCAATTCACGGGGGGCCCCATGTTTAACCTTATGCTCGACGTGTGGGGCTCCCAAGGGCAGGGGTATCAGGCGGATCAGGCCCGGGCGAGGCTCCAGAAGAGCCTTCCCGTTGGGTGGACTTACAAGAAGGGGCGCTTTGAGTGGACGGGCCCTCAGATCCCGACGGGCCCCGGGGGGTCCCTTGTGCCGTTCGCGACTCAATTCCGGGCGCTCAACAAGGCGGGGGACTATCTTGCGAAGGGGGAACCTTGGCTCGCGTTTCTCGCAGCGACCTCGACTCCGATCGTGGATGAGTACCGCCGTTAAAGGAACTCCCGGATCACCCTGAACACTTGGTACGCCTGGGCGGGGACGACGGCGTTTCCGAGACACTTAAGTCTGTCCACCCTATAGGGAATCCCATGAGCCACTCGACCCACGTCGGGTTCAGACTGCCACCAACCGGACGATGTTCCCCGGTAACACATTGCGCGAGAGTCGGCCTGAAATTGTCGCTTGAATATCCTTCCACTTTGTTTGCTCTCGGCGTCGGCCACATCCTCACATAATCCTTCAAGTCCCCCCGCCAGCTTCCGGGCTGTTCCGGGTCTCGGTTGCAATCTTTTTTCAGTCTCAATTCTCTCCCGTTCCCCGATGCGTCTATAGCTTGCTGCGTCGGCCAGAATGCCCGGTTTTTCTCCTGAACCTGATCCCGTAATTTGTACTTCCCCGCCGTTCCTTCTCTCATCTCCATAATCCCGCCTTCCCCGTCCGAACTTGACGGAGTGCGCCACAATAAAAACCCGGTCTCTTTTATGGTTGGCACCGACGCCCGCAGCTGGATACACGAGCGGGAGGATTTCGTAACCTTCACCTTCCAGGTCAAGACACACAGTCTCGAATACCATCCCCCCATCGATAGAAAGGAGGCCAGGAACGTTTTCTGCCACAACCCACTTGGGAGCGAGCTCGTGTATGACTCGAAACATCTCCGGCCAGAGATATCTGTCATCTTCCGTGCCTCGTCGCTTCCCGGCATGGGAGAAGGGCTGGCAGGGGAACCCCCCTGAGAGGAGATGGATGGGGCCTTTCGCGCTTTCATTATGTACCTTCCTTATATCGTCGATTATAGGAACCTTGGGCCAATGTTTCGAGAGAACCCTTTGAGCGTAGGGGTCGCGCTCCACAAAGAGAACCGTCTTAAACCCAGCCCACTCGGCGGCGAGATCGAGGCCCCCAATTCCTGAGAACAGGGAAACGTGACGGGGCGGGAAACGGGATGTTTTCATATATCCTCCGTTGTGCGGGGGGACGCTTTCCACGCCCTTCCGAACTCGAAACGATCTCGGACCGTGACCCGGAGGGCCTCTCCGAGGATGGAGACGATCTCGAGGGTGCTCGTGTTCGAGGGCGCGTCGTAGACCCACTCGTACTTCGAGATCCCCCCGGGCCCAATGCGGGTCCCGTCGTCACATGTCCATAGGGCACGACGTCCTTCGAGGGGGCCCACCCAGGCGACCCACTTCTTGAACTTCACGCGCCGAGCGTTAAGGCATGCTGAGACGGTCCCCGAGGGGATCCCCGTGAGGGCGGAGATCGCTTTCGTCGAGGGGGGGAGGGGGATCTCGGGGTGGGCGGAGGCCCACCTGTCGAGGGCGTTCGCCTTGTGACGCTTCCGGGTCCCGAGGCCCGAGTCGACCGCCTTCACGAAGGCCCAGGTTGTCGAGAGGGGGAGCCCCAGGGAGCGGGAGATCGCTCTCACGCCGTACCCTAGACCTCGGAGCCCTCGGACCCTCCATAACGTGGAGTCCTCATCTCGGGGTATGCGTTTCATCGTGTCCTCCTTTTTCGCTTAGGTGGAGTGGGGGGAGAGGTCTCGGCGTCCTCGTCCTCGGGGGGGAGATCGGGCTCGTCCTCGCATCCCTTCGCGGGGATCTCGGAGACCCAGACGTAGATGTCCTTCGAGGAGGGGGCCTCCGAGAGGTACTCCCTCTCCCCGTCAGCCCCCACGACGCGGACCTTCCCATACCTGAGGAGCTCGCTCAAGATGACATCCATGTCCTCGGCGGGGAGATGGGTTGAACGTTGGAGGCGGGCTCTCGAGACGCCTTTCGCTCCGCCCTTTGAGATGACCCTCTGGAACTTCTCGATGTCCCTCATCCTCTGCGGGGCGGAGGTGGGTTCCATTATGCGTGGGGCGAAGCGCGCCGTCGCGTCGAGGAGGCGGATCGCATCCCGGAGGTCGTCCTCTGTGATGTCGAAGTCCCCAGGCTCAGGGTAGCGTTGGGCCTTCATGATAAGAGAGAGCTTCAGGAGCTGGACGTCCTTCCGGGACCAGAAGTGAGCGTAGGAGACCTGAGCGTCGAGGCTCTCGACATGAGCGTCATACCATGTCTTGGCGAGGGCGAGCGCTCCCGGGGTGAGAACATGCTCCCCGAGGGTCGTCTCCGCCACGTATGCGAGGCGTGTCCCGAGCTCGTCGGGCCCGGGGAGCCAGGGCCAATCGGGAGGAGGGAAGAAGCGTTGCCACCTTCGATCTTGGTGAACGATCGTCGCCCGGGAGAAGAACCCGTCCCCCTTCGCGGTGTCCGCGACCGCGTCCTGGAAGGAGTCCGCAGTGGTGCCAGCGAGCCAATTCGTACAAAGGGATCTCATCGAGATAATCCCGTGGGCGTCGGTGCGGTCCTCCTTGTCGAGGTCCGTGTTGTAGATCGCGAGCATGAGGGGGACGAGGCCTTCGTTATATTTTTGTTTTCCTAGGAACGTCGAGAGCTCCTCGGTGACGACGCCGATCTCGCTCGTCTTGGCGTAGCGCCATATCGAGCCGTCCGCATTATGGAGGAGCTCCCCATCGACGTCCCGGAGCTCCACGTCATGCCCTTTCTCGGTGCCCATTCCTCTCCGCCCTCTCCATGATAACGCGGCCTTGAGGGGCCTCGTCGTCGAGAAGTCCATGATGAGGGGAACATGAGTCTTCATGGCGCGTACCCAGGGCTCGGAGATCTTGCCCTCATAGGGTCTCTCCGCTTCGCCCTTGACGGGGCGATCGACGGGCCCGATCCCGCTCTTGTATACGCGCACGGCGCGCCCTACGGCTTTCCCCTTCTTCGAGGAGGGGGGACCCGAGAGGATAATATAGAAATTCGGAAAGAGGGGATCATCCTTAAACCACCTCACCCAGGCCTCCCGCTTTATCGCCATGGCGAGGCACCATATCGCGCTCCACGCGGAGTACGCGACAGGGACCTCCGAGTTGTAGAGTCCTATAACGAAATCCTGGATGAACCCGGGCTGAGAGGGGAGGAACGCCTCGAAGGGGTCCTCCGCCCGGGGGCACCGAGTGAGGAATTCATCTCGGGAGAGTGGAGTAGGGCGTGCAAGCATAGAAGCTCCTTATCGAGGAAGGATTTCGTTCTTGTAATAAAGGCGTCCTTTTTCATATGCGAGCTCCGTAAAGCCTCGAGGACGAGATTCCTCGGTGATCCTAAGGGCAAGGGCAAGAGGGAGGCGGGCAACGACGTCTCCTTTGCGTGGGGGGGAGGGGACGAAGTAGCGACGTCCCTCAAAGAGCGCCTCCGCGTGGAGGAGTTTCGGGTCGGGAGCGTCGTAGCGAACGACAAGGAGAGTCCCCGCTACCCCTGTCTCCGCTTTCATGAGCGTGAGGAAGAGAATCGCGATGTCCTCGCAATCCCCGTTCCCACGAGAGAGGGTCTCGGCGGGAGGGCTCCAATACTCGAAGGCGTCCTCCTTGAAGGGGATGCTCCGTGAGAGGAAGGAGGCCATCTCCTTCGCCTTCTCGAGATGGGAGGGAGGAGGGGGAGGAGGGGGAGGAGGGGGAGGAGGGGGAAGCGCGGGGCGCGGGGGGAGAGGGGGGAGATAAACGGGGGTCGGGGTCGAGGCTGCTACGGGGCGCGAAGCCCTTGCTCCGAGGAGGAGGTCTCGGATAGGGAGATCCGGGGAGGTCATCCACTCGCCCACCGCGAGGAAGAGGAATATCCCGAGTCCTAGGAGCCCCGCCTTGTCTTCGCCTCTCATCTCGAACTCCTTCTTAAAACATCCTTATTATTATCTATGAAATATATCCTTGGATGTTGAGAGACTTTACGAGAAGCCCTCTCCCATATGAACCAGGCATAGGTTATCATCCCCGTCTCATACTTCCCGTCTTCTCGGAGAGTGTCTCGGAGAAGGGGTCTTCGGGCAAAAACATATATCCGAACTAGGGGAAAAGTTGAGGGAAGATTGAAAATCTCGAACCTCCGAATTCCATGAAGATAGTCCAAGGGGAGAAGAAGTCCCATTCTAACTCTCGCGATCTCCTGCCCCTTGAGAATAAATTCCCGAGCTTTAGAGAAGGGGGGGTTTGTTAAGATGGAGGGGAATGTCCGAGTTTCCTTAAGAAAGTCATACCCCCGAGAAATATCCCCTTCTTCACACTTTAACCCCTTCTCATTAAGAACTTGGAGTATCGCTCCTTCTCCTGAGGCTGGTTCAAGTATGGGTATTGGAAAAGATTCTCGTTCAAGAATCACTCGAGTTACAGAAAGGGGGGTTTGATAAAAATCTCCTTTATTTCGTTTCCCTGTATTATTTCGGGAGAAGTTCTTTCTGCCTTGAATACTCATCCTCGGCCTCCTTTCGTCTTAGGGACATCCTTCCATCCCCCTACATCCTTCATCTCTCCCCAAGAGCGGCCCCACGAGAGCTCCACGGGGAACACGACTCCCTTATACGGGCCCACATCGACGGGACGTTCCATTTCCTCGACAAGGGCGCGGGCAGCCTCCCGGGCCTCGGCAAGGGGACTCTCGAGGTAGAGCGCGTCGTGGAGCTGGAGGATTATCGAGGTGGAGGGAGTCTTCGTCCCCGAGTGGAGACGGGCGTGGAGACGTATCATGACCATGTTCACGAGATCCGCCCCGCTCGATTGGGGCCCGTAGTCGAGGGCCTCCCTCGCGATATTTGAGCGGGGGCCGAGGAAGACGCGGCGACGCCCAAAGGCGTTCTTAAGGACCCTCGTGGCTTGGACTTCACGTATCGTCCTCTCTGTCCATGCCCGGAGTTCGGGATGAAGGTCGAGACGGCGTTCATGGAGCGCTTTGAGCTCACGGAGGGAGAAAGGGAGGACTCTACATTTGACTCCCATCTGCTTGAACACGCCTTCGAGGCCTCCGCCATAGTTTGTGCCTAGGACATATACCTTGATCGCGTCCCGGATATCTTTGTAAGAGGGATGATCCTTGGGGATCCCGAGGGTGTCGCGGATGATCGCGTCATATACTTTGATCCCTGAGTCAAAGTCCTCGATCGCCTTGTTGTCTCCGCTCAGGTATGCGATCATCCTCGGCTCCAGGGATGCGTAGTCCGCGCCGAGGATCACGCTCCCCGGGGGCGCTACGAACAGGCGTCGGGCGTCCTTCGGGATATTCTGCCCATTCCCGACCCCGAGACTCTTTTTATCCCCCGAGGATAAGCGCCCTGTCGCCGTCCCTGCCATCTTGAAGGGGAAGTGGACGCGCCCGTCGGACCATGTCTCGAAGTCCCCGTAGGTGGAGGACATCTTCGAGACCTCCCGGAGATCGAGGACTCCCGAGAGGAAGGCCTCCGTCCGAGCGAGGCCCTCACGCTCCGCGAGGGCTCCCTTCGGGGGGCGTTTCATGAGGGCGATCTCATGGATGCGCGCGCGGACCCGGATAAGGATCCCTTGGATTGCCTCGTCGTCAAGGGACACGCCTCCTTTCTCGGTCCGCTTTCTGGGGGTGCGGGAGGGGAGGGTGAGCGGGGGGACGGAGAGGATCTCCGAGAGCTCCCGACACCCATTGAAGACCGCAGACCCCGCTTTCCGGATGACCTGGCCCTCCAAGGAGACGAGTCGGGAGGCTTCCTTTTTCGTCGTGATGAGCCCTGCCTCCGCTCGCGCCTTGAGATCGTCTCGCTCCCGAGTGAGGATGTCGATTTCGAGGGTCCGGGCGCGGTATGAGTCGAGGGCCCTCTCGAGCCCCGGAGGGACGTCCCCATACACAAGATACGTGAGGTGGGGCCCTGAGGCGAGATTGAACCCAGGGGGAAGGGAGAACGAGGTCCGGAGCTTCTCTTCGAGCGTCTCGGTGCGCTTCTTAAGGTCTCGGGCCCATCGTCGCTGCGCCTCCCTATCGAACCCTACCCCCACCCGGGTCATCTCCATGACAGGCTCCACGAGGGGGAGGGAGACGCGGGTATACGTGTCCCACACCCCGAGGGTCCTCGCGTCGCGTTCCATATCCGGGAGGATCATATGCAGGACAACGCAGTCCCAAAGGTTGTATTCGCGGAGGGCGGTATCAGGGAGCGCGAGCGTTGCGGCCTCCTTGTCCTCAAGGGTGTCCTTCCAGTAGGGGATATCCGCGTACACGGACGCGACGTAGGAGAGGCGATGTTTGAGCTCGGGGTGGATCGCGTGGGAGAGAAGGAGAGTGTCGTGAGCGAGATTCCCGACGGGGAGCCCCTTCGCCCTGAGGAACGCCATGTCGTAGGTCGCGTTATGGATGACGACGGGGCATGTCGCCAGGACGCGGGCGAGGAGGGTCTTGACGCGGGCGAACTCCTTGACGCTCCAATATCTCGCCCCTCCGGATCGTAGGAACGGGATCGAAATCGCGGAGGTCGCGCTCTCCGCGAGCCCTACAACGAGGATCTCCCCCCGCTCGGGGATGAGGGAGGTCGTCTCTATGTCGAGGGCGAGGAGAGCGCGACTCGCGAGAACCCGTTTCGAGAAGGTCTCGATGTCCCGCAAGGTCGGGTGGGTGTTGAAGCGGGGCCTTGGAGGGGTCCACCCGTCGCGGGCGAGACGGGACGCCTTCCGTAAGTCCGAGATCGTGGTGGGGATCTCCTCGAAGTTCCCCCGGAGGAGGAAGGATGGGTGGAACGTGGGGACAAGGACGAGCCCCTCCCTCTCGTAGACGTATCCTCGGCGGAGCGTGATTCCCCCCTCCACCCCGAGAGCGAGGAGAGGCTTCGTCCCGAGAGGGACGTAAACGCGGGCCCCGTGATCCTCAAGATACTCAATCTCCGCCTCGAGCCCTGGGCGGCAACACTCGAGGGCGGAGCGTCCCTCGGGGGAGTCGAGGTCGTTGTGAGGGGGGCGACACGAGATCAAATTTGTGAGCCAAGCGCGTTCTCGGATGAGCCCTGCGTTCCGGAGGTTCCCCGAGAGTAGGGAACCTGTGGGCCCCACGAAGGGTTCTCCTTTGCGGTCTTCCTCGGACCCCGGGGACTCCCCTACGAGAACGAGGCCATTCCAAGACGAGGAAGCGATATTGGGCCCGATCGCGTCCACAACGCGGGATCCTCGGAGGGGACACTCCTTACATAAGGCGCCATGACGGGGACGATGAAATCTCATTATGGGAACTCCTTCTTAAGGGACGCCTTTACGTAGATGCGCTCGATCGCGCCCTCATATAGGGGGCTCTCGGGGGACGTCATCGCGTATGCGAGGAGGGGATGGAAGCACTCGTGCTCGAAACCCACTTCGAGTCCTCGGGCCCGGAGCCCGAATCCGAACACGTAATCTGAATGGGACACGTTGAACCCCCGGAGGGGAGAAGGAAAGAACGCCGTGAGGACGCTTCCCCTCACGAAGAATATCCTCTCGACCTCGATCTCCGCTTCGAAGACGCTCTCGTATGAGCCCGCGATGTCCTGAGAGGCGGGAGCGGGAGTGTAGAGGTAAAGCGTCCCGAGAGGTAGATACGCGAGACGAAGGGCGAGAGTGAGCGTGAGAAGGGGGAGCGTCATAAAGGGGCCTCCTCTCGGGAAGGGGCTGAGGAGACCTCTGCGAGGGCCCCCTTCGGGGTGAAGCGGAACCATCTCCCCCGGGACTCGACGATCCTAGGCATCACCCGGGCCTCGGGGTCGAGAGCGAGGAGGAGATACTCGAGGACGTCGCGATCCGTCACGGAGGGGAGGCGACGACGGGTCGCGAGGAGAGAGCGCGGGGAGCGAGGGGTGGGGGTCATGAGGGGAGCTCCTTTCCAAGGGTCACGTCGGGTCGGGGGTCTTTGTCGCGGGACGGGAGGAGGGCTTGAAGTGCTTGCATATAAGCAGAATGGGCCTCCTCTTCTGTATTATAGCTTCCAAGAAAAAAATGTTTGCCTTTTATGGTTATCGTAGATTCCCATTTTTTCTTTCTGTTTGCCTTATATTTTGCTCCAACCAATCTACCATTTCTATGCATCGCCCTATTCCCCTGATTAAGCCAACTGTTTGATTTTCTCAAGTTGCATATCCTGTTGTCACCGCAGGAGCCATTTATATGATCAATCATCTTGGGCCATTCTTGATACTCGTAAAACCATGCGAGCCTATGCGCTTTATAAACAATGCCGTCTATTTTTATCTCGATATACCCATCAGATCTTGTATATCCAGCTTTGCTTCCAGAAATAGACCGGCTGTTTAATGACTTATTCCAGGTAAACTCACCAGATTCTTTGTCATATGTAATAACCTCTTTCAATCTACAAATTGTTATTAATTCCCTTGTTTCCTCAGTCATGGGGCCTCTCCTTCTGTTGGCTCTTCCCTTTGTTCCTCTTGTGTTTGACTTTTTGCCCACTCCTCATAATAACCATCGTTACCGTACGCAATGTCTCCATAACACATCGAGCATACATTTTGACCCTCTGGAATTTGGTTTCCGCACATTGAACAATGATTCATATCTCTCTCCTTTCCTCTGTGGGGGTGGCTATCTCGTACTCAACGTCAACCGGGGCGTTCCAGAGGCGTCTTACAACCTCTCCGTTTTTGAAGAAGAATATGTCAAGTTCCGTATGATCTCCGTAGTCTTTGGAATCCTCTTCGACTCGATCATATTTACTGAGATCAACCCATCCTCCATTGATTATTACAAGATTTTTTATCCTTTTCACGGCTCCCTCCCTTCGGCTAAAGATAATTCTCGTATCTTGTTGAAATAGGCTTCGCTTGCTTCTTTTTCTGTTTTGTAACTACCAAGATAATAATGTTTCCCATTTATACGTACTTGTGCTTCATATGGATTGCGCTTGCTACGTGACCTTTTGTAACCAGGGAGCTTTCCAGCTCTATGCTCAGGACGATTTTGCTCGTTCTCTCTTCGGGTAACTTCGCGTAGATTTTGGATTCTATTGTCAAGAGGATTCCCGTTAATATGATCAAGTTCCGATATTGGCCATTCCCCATACCAAAGGAACCACGCTACTCGATGGGATAAGATTCTGTGCCCCGATATTTGGATTCTCCTACGCCCCTGCTTGGTTATACTTCCAGCCTCAGTTCCTTTAAGTCCTCTGCTATTAACCGTCTTCTTCCAATAAATCTTTCCCGTTTCGGCTTCGTACTGAAGAAAAGATTTAAGTTGTTCTTGGTTCATTCTTCTCCCTCTATTATTGCATTGAGAATGTTGTTGATATGCATGGTCGATACGGTTTCAACATCATCAATCCACAAGCCCTTGCGAATCTTCTCCACCGTCTCCCGCCTCACCCGGGACTCGAGAGAGGAGAGAGGGCCGAGTAGTATAATTGCCTCTTCACAGTGGCATACAGCCTCATCATATGTATCGTCTATAAGGCAATCGGTTGGGCGTTGTAGATGTTCTGCTTTAACAGATTCCAAACATCTATCCCTCATCTCCGCCGCCCCCTCTTCACGGGCCGCCTTGAGGTCGGATTCCGTGTAGAGTTTCCCTACTCCTCCACACATTTCGCATTTACTCGTAAAGATACGATGTTGCTCGTCATGTCCACAGCATGGGCAACCGAGCCTTCTTGTCTCCCCTCTTACAACATCGATGAATCCATGATCAGGATTAGTACAGATTTCATATCCAGTTCCGTTGCAAGCTTCACACTTTATTTCTTTCATTCCCCGCCTCCTATCTCGGCCTTGAGGGATTCGAGAGATGCTATACAAGCTCCGAGTTCATCTATCTCGTTCTCCTCAACTGCATACCTGCGCTTGAGAACGTTTATACAAGCCTCAATCACCTCCCGCCTGTCGCGGAGGATGATTGCCTCCGCCATTTCAATCTCGCCTCTAGTGGGACGGGTGATATAAAACAGATCGTTGTATAATTCCCTCGCCAACTCTTTCGCGTCTTTCATTGTCGGGCCTCCTTCCACGCCCCTAGGAGTCCCCGGAGGTGGCATCCCGCCATTCCCCGGGGCAATACGAAAACGTTCGTAAGTTCCGCTATGCTGAAAGCCCTAAAACTTTATTTCACCTCAACGAGGTGTCCGCAACGCGGATAGGCGGGGAGGGAGTTGAACCCTTTCTCGGATACCACTCCGCCTACTCCCCCGAAGGGGATGGACCCGGGGGGAATCGAAACCCTTCTCACCCCCGGTCACGAGAGCCCAAACTTCTCCCTCGCCCCCTTGAGGGCCTTCCCCACTATGTTGGACTCCGCCTGTTTCGAGACTCCCCTCCGGCGAGCACTCTCCTCGAGGGTGAGTCCTTCGAAGAAGCGGGCCCTCAGGGAGGCCTCATGCCTTGGAGGGAGCCTCGAGAGAACGTCCTCGACGTAAGGGAGAGCGAGGAGGGAGAGCTCCGGGGGGCCAGGGTGGGCGTAGACCTCCTCCTCCTCGAGGGGCTCGAAGGCGGGAGGGTTCTTCCACCTCGCGTGACCCTCCCTCTTCATGAGATCAAGAAGAGCCCATTTCACCTTCCTCCCTATCCATGCCCGGAGGGAGGCTCCCCCCTTGGGGTCCCACGAGGCGTGAGCCTCGAGGAGAGCGAAGCGTGCTGCGGAGAGGAGATCCTCCTCCCCTAGAACGGGGTCGTGGATGGGAGTCCTCCGAACGATCCCCCACACGAAACGGTCCCACTCCGCGAGGACCTCTCGCTCACTCACGAGAGGGTCCTCTTTGTGGGCTTGTAGAAGGAGGGGTCTTTCCTCTTGTCGACTCGGGAATAAAAAGTATTATAATAGTCCTTCTTGAAGAAGAGCTTCTCCCCCGCAAGAATACCCTCCCGAAAAGCGACCTCTCCAGTGATCCCGGCCCCCGTATATGCGAAGGTGCAGAGCTCACATGGCCCATGGAAGATGCCTTTGCGCTGGTCTTCCCGGAATTTCGTGTAGGCGGGGTTGTTATAGGCGTCGAGGATCGACGTGGACCCGTCGTAGCACCCGAAATTCGTGAGATCTCCCTTTGTGGACTCAACATTATATGCGCACGGGACGAGGCGGAGATCGGACTTAATAACCATGAACTTGTGGTCTGAGTACTGACATGGGTATATCCGCATGGATTCAGTGTTGTCCCCGGCGAGGGGCTTCCCAACACACACATACGAGGCCCCTTCGTGAATCCAATGTTGGACGAAGTTCTCGATCTCCTCGTTGTCTTGGCCCCGCTCACATATCTTCACCGCGACGTCCATCTCGGGCCTCTCCCGCTTCGCGCGATACATGAAGTCCCGGATCGTCCCGAGGACAAGGGCCCTGTCTGTGCCCGGGCGGGCGATCTCGATGGAGCGGGACTCATGCCCGGGTAGGCCGTCAAGGGAGAAGATGATCTGATACGCCCCGGAGTCGGGGGCGAGAAGCGCGCTGAAGACGTCCTCCCGGGGGAGGGTCCCATTCGTCGTCACGTAATACCTGAGGCCCAGGTCGTTCAAGTGGAGAAGCATCTTGTCGTAGTCGGGGTGGAGGAAGGGCTCTCCGTTGAGCCAAGGGACGATCGCGCTCTCGGGGCACTCCTCCGAGGCGCGGGTCGTTATGGCCTTAAAGACGTCGAGATCCATGAACCCCCGCCTGGGGTCTGAGAGAGAGGGGCAGAGCTTACATTTTAAGTTGCAAACCGAGCTCACTTCGATGTCTATCTGCTGGGGGACGAGGCGTTCTATCATATATTAATCTCCTTTATCCATGAGAAGTCCCCGAAGACCCTGTCTGGGGACGCGAGGATCGCCTTCACCGCGGGGATCACTTGAGAGTTGACCTCGCTCATATAATCGTGCCCTGCGAGCCATCCCCCTTTTCGCACCTTCGGGAGCCACGTGAGGATGTCCGCAGTGACGACGGCGAAGTGATGCCATCCGTCGATGTAGACGAGGTCCACGGAGTCGTCCGGGAACGCCCGACTCGCGATCGCGGAGGGCATCCGCATCTGCTCGATGTTCGAGCACCCCTCGGTGTTCCGGAGGAACTCCCCCGCTATGCGCTCGAGAGTCATTCTCTCTCCCGCCACGTTGGTCATGAAGTCGAGATCCCAGGGGTCCACCGAGTACACCGTATGAAAGTACCTGGAGAAGATCGCGGCGGACTCCCCGAGGAAGGTCCCAAACTCAACGACCCTCCCAAGGGCGAGATTATATCCTCTCTTCTCATACGACGCTTTCATGTATTCGAGCATCTCTACGAGGCCCTCCCTTTGGTAGGCCTCGTCGCGCATTCTTTTTATCATTTCATCTCCTTGGTTTGAGTCGTTCTATAATCTCAATACGCTGGGCGTCCGTGAGTCGTGCCCACTCGAGGTCCGCGTCCTCACATCCCCTCGTGTCCCTGGGGTCAGGGGGGATCCTCGGGGCCCCGACCCCATATGCGAACCCCGCAGCGAGTCCCGTCGCGAAGGCGACGACGGCAACGACAACATATATGATCCATGTCATTTTGAATTCTCCTTTCTCACCATGCCCTTGATCTCCTCGAGCGCGAGATAAAGTCCTTCTCGTGTGACCCGCCTCCCAAGGATCTCGCTCGTCTCCTCGAGGGTGAGCGCGAGGAGCCCCAGAGCCCTCTCGGTGTCGGGGTCTCGCTCCACGTCGGGGTCGAACACCACGACGATCCTCCCCCCGAGGAAGGCCCACGCTGCGAGGGCCCATCCCGCGAGCGCAACGACGACCCAGGGGGTCATAGGGGGGCTCCCTTCGGAGCGAGGACGTGAGCGACCTTCCCCTCCGCGATCCCCCATCTCTCGGCACGCTCAAGAGCCTTCGCGACGTCGAGCTCGACCTCCATGTCCTCGGAGGTGGGAAGGGAGGCGAGGGCGGCGAGACGTCCCCGGAGGTGGGCGCGAACCCGCTCACGACGTCCCCGGAAGGCGAGGGCGAGGTATACGATGAACTCTGCGAGGAATGTGATCATTTTTGTGTTCTCCTTGTTGGCAGACCCCCTAAAGGGTGTATAACTGTTTTTCCTTTATTATCCGATGGAATAACTATACTCATAGAAGTTTTATATTTCTCTAATTCAACGAGATGCTGTAAAGCTGTGTTACTTCCTTCTATATATCCGTCCCGAAAACCCTTCTGATAATACATCTCCGCCTTTTCCCTATCTATTGCGTCCATTACCCCTGGGTCTCCTTCTCAAGCGCCCCTAGGAGGGGGGTGAGGTCCACGAAGGGGAGCGCGACGGGGCGCGTGGCGATCCTCCATGCCCACGGGGATCGGGAGAGAAACCCTAGGATCTCCTTGGGCTTCACATGGGATCGAGGGACAAGGACGAAGGACGACCCTGCGTGCACACTCGGGTCTATCTCGGGGTCCGCTTCGGGCGTTGTCATGGTGTAGACAATCTCGGAGGCGGCGAACCGGAGCCATGGGTCCTCGGTGATGCGGGCGATCCGAGTCGCGACGAGAGACGCCCAGGGGGGGAGCTCATACCCGGGGGTCTCGAGAATGGGTATGAGTCCTTGCGCGGAGAGGGCGAGAATGAAGTCGTGGGTGTCGAGGTTCTCCCCCGACGCAACGTCCCCTGTGAGAAGGACGAGACGCGACTTGATGTGACCCCCGATAATCTGGGTGAGGACGCTCTCCGCGAGAGCGGAGGGAGCGACCTTGAATCCCCCGCGTCCGAGCTCCAAGGCAAGGACGAGCTTCCCCGACGCTAGGCCCCCGTCGAGAAATCGGATCTTCATAGAGGTTATGTTCATCTTTATCCCCTCCTCTTAATCCAGGACTGGATCTCTACGCAGGCAACCCCTAGAAGAGCCATTATAGGAAGGAGAACCCAATTCGAAGGATTCCATATTCTAGCTCCTATTACGGATCCCAAAGTATACCCAATACAAAATATGAATGCTATAATCATCTCGTTGTGACCTCCCTTAGTATACACCCCCTCCGGGAGGGGTGTAAAGAAAATTCAAGGGGGGGTTCCCGGAAGCCCCTCCCGCGAGTCGCCGCTATGCGCCCTTCTTCACCCGGATGTCCTTCCACGGGATGCCCGTCTTGTCTGAGACCTTGGGCTCCCCGGTCTCCTTGTCGAGGACGGGCTTCACCCGGACTTGGATCTTCTTCCCTACGAACGCCTCGGGGTCCCAGGTGTCAGCTCCCGTGCGGTCCTTCGTAACCTCGACCCCGGCGGCGTTGAACATGTCCTTCACGCGGTTAAGGTCCATCCGCCTCCGGAACGCTGCCTTCTTCGCCTCCTCTTCGTCCATGTTCTCGGTAGGACGCTTCGTCACGAAGAGGGTGTAGTACCAGTGGCGTCCCGTGACGTCCTCGCCATCCTCGGGGTCGCCGTCCTCGATTTCGAGGGCGAAGGAATACCTCGCGCTCCCCCGGCCTGTGTCGTCGTCGGGGTCTTCGGGCACAAAGGTGGGCGCTTTTATGAAGACCATGTCGTAATCCCCGAATCCGGGCTCAAAACTCGTTGAGCCCTCCGCGTCCGCGAGGCCCTCACTCTGGGGGCCCTTCACTTGTGCCTTCGTCATCGTCTTTGCCATGTCGTTTCTCCTTCGTGAAACCGTAGGGGGGTCTCCCCTCGGTCTCCGTTTAGTGATATATGCTCCCTCCCGGGGAGGACGGGGCCTCCACAGGGCGGGGGAGTCATCTCTTCGAGTAGAGCGTGCTCTTTACGAACACTCGGACACCCGGGATGTCCACATCGAGGCCCCTCGCGTTCACGGTGGCCCGGATGAGGGCGCGATTTGGAACGCGTGTCACGTAGGCATCGGGGAGATCGTCCTCATTGACGATCTCATAATCGAGGACTTCCCGGGAGCCTGTTTCCTCGGCGCGCGTCGCGGGCACAACGGGGGTAAGGGCGAGGGCGCTCTCGAGAACCTCCTCTGCCTTCTCGCTCTTCCCTTGGGACTCGAGCTTCGCGGCTTTGCGCTCTGCCTTCTCTCGCTCCTTCGCGATACGCTCTTCCTCGATCCGGCGTTTCTCATCGAGATACGTCGTCATGGCGTCCTCGACGTGGGTGAGGGCGTCCTCGAAGGGAGTGAGCTTCCTGCGCTCCTCTGCGAGGGCGGCAGTGTGGGCGTCCTTCGCCGCTTTGATGATGGGGCGATAACTCGCTTTGATTTCCTTAACGAAATCCTTGAGGGTTGCGCGCATCAAGGACGCCTTCTCATAATCGGGGTCCGTCCGCACTACAAGGGCGCTCGCCTCCTTCGTGATGAGATCCTTCGGGGGGATTGTCTTGCCTTGGTTCGTTCTTGCCATCTCGCTTACCTTCCTTTCTCTGAGATTCTCGAGCGGGCGGAGGAGGCGGGCTTCGCTTTCGCGATCCGGGCCCCCTCATCGTCCTCAACCCGGGCCCCGGGGATATCCGAGATCTCGCTCTCATCCATGAACCCGGGGGCCTCGAGAGCGAGTATCGCCCTCCTGTTCGCCTGGGTGTGGGCTTTCTTCACGGCGTTTACCCATCCCGAGCCCGTCGCCCCGGAGGGGATCGCGGAGAACCCTTCCTTCATGCGGCCTCGCTTCCCGTCGGACTCGAGCCACTCGGGAGTCGCGACCTTCACGATAACGATCGTCCCCGAGGGGGTCTCGACAAATTCGTGCCCGATCTCAGAGAGCCCCTTGTTCTTGGCGATCCCGTCCGCTGCGGACCGAGACGCATAAAGGATCTTCCTCCCGTCAACGGCGATATACATGAAAGGCTTCGTGAGGGGGTCCAGGCCGTGAGTCTCGCAAAGCTTGAGGAGGAGGACATTGCGCTGGGCGGGACTGAGCTTCCCATAGTCCCCGTGGAGGAGAAGTGCGGATTGAACCTCTTCGAGAGTGGGGGTCTCGATGACCTCGGGGACTCCCGGATCGGGGGACGCAGGCGTCGGGGTCGGGGTCGGGGAGGTGGGCTTCTTTTTGAATCTACTCATTTCGTTATCTCCTTCTTATATGTCTTGACCTTGTCGAGGTCCCAGGTGTAGCCGAATACGCGATCCCCAGGGCGAGGACTCAAGCGGCATGCCTCCCAATACTCGCAAGGGCGGGCGTAGGCGGTGCACACGCCTGGCTCCCGGACCCGGGGGAAGAGCGTATGAGGCTTCTCCCCTCCCCTCGCAAAGAGGAGGGCTGTTTTCTCGGACACGGCGCGGAGGGTCGCCTCGACCTCTTCTAAGAAGACCTGGGTGTCCTCAGGGGACGGGGAGAGGGGGCGCCCGCGCTCGCATACGATATTCCGGGGCTCGAGGTTCCCCTTCCTCCAAAAGGCGACGTCGGGGACCATGACAACGCGCTTCGCCTTGGGATACGCTCTCCGCACCCCCTCGACGTATGCGAGGACCTGCCCCCCCGTCTCGACTCCCCAGATCGCGCTCTGCACGGAGAACCCCGAGGTCTTCGTTTCCATGACGCGGATCTCGTCCTCGCGCCCTAGGACCGCATCAGGGCGGATCGTCATGAAGTACCCGCTCTCCCCCACGGGGAGACGATGTTCGCGCTCCACTTCGAGGACTTTCCACGAGGCGAGATCCCCTAGGCCCTGCGTACGGGCCCACACTTCGAGGAGAGGGCCCACTCGGGCCACGTCCTGAGCGTACTCGTCCGAGTTCTCGTAGAGATCCCGCACGTCGTGGAGGAGGATCTCGCCCGCTTCGACGCTCGCCTTAACGAGAGCCGCATTCGAACCTCCCTTAGGGAGTCCTCGCTCGTAGAAAAGCGCCTTCCCCGCGTGGAACGCTTGGCCGAAAAGGAGCGCCCGGGCGTAGAAGGACGGGCGCAAGCCCAAGACATTCTTCAGGTAGAACCTCCACTCGCACAGGCGGGCGTCTTGGATCATATGCCACCCTACGAGGGAGGCGGTCCCCAGGGCCTTTGAGGCCTTCGCCCCTTTAGTATTTCCCTTTGTGGTGGGATTTCTTTTTTGTGAGGACCGGGAGGACCTCTTTAAGCTCCTTGGAGATGGGGGCGGGGAGGCTTTTTGTTTCAACCTTGATCCCTCCTTCCCTCCAGTCGAGGCGCGCTCCGCAACCTGGGCAGAACTTGAACGCGCGTTCGATGTCGGCAAACCCGCACTCGCAGGAATATCGGGCTCCCCAGAACTCGATCCTCTCGGCGCCTTCATGCTTGGGCCTCACGACGAGGGGAGCGGGGGGGCTTGACGCGACGGGCCTTGGGGGGGCGGGGAGCGGGGAGGGCGTCGACCTTGGTCGCGGGACGCGTATCCCCTTCGGGGCCTTGGGCTTGGGTATCATGATATCTCTCCTTTCTCTTCCGGGCGAGGAGGGCCTCCCGGTCCATGTAATCGAGAAGGAAGGCCTCGGTGAACTTCGAAGGGGGCGTCGCGAGAGCGCGGGCGAGAGCGTCGAGGAGGACAGGTGAGCGGGGGACCCGTTTCCCCCCGACGATGATCGAGATGTACTGCGAGGAGATCCCGAGTTCTCGGGCGAGGCTCGATTTCGTCTTCGCCGTTCGGGCGAGGCCCTCCGTGATGAGGGATGCGAGTCGGGTCATTCCTAGGCTCCCTTCTCGCGCTCGGCAAGCATGGCGTCAGCATGTCCGTAAGCAAGATGAGCGACGGTTTCATATATTGCGCTGTCTTCGGTCCAAATCTCGCCCATCTTAGCCCCAATGACAGGAATCCACGCTTCCATTGCCTTTGCCGCGAAGTAGTCGCGTGTCGAGACAACCCGCTCTCCCCTATAATCATATCCAGCTTCGTGGGGGAATGCTGGCCCACCGTCTTTTATATTTTCCATTCCTTACTCCTTTCTCCATTTCGAGAGATTCTCTTCTTCAGGCCCGAGGATCCTCCCGTCTGAGCCCGAGGTCACCCCTGGGACGACACCCGAGTCCTCCGTATATCGGACATATGCGCGCTCGACATCCTCCCGGGTGTAGAAGGGGGCGGAGTCCGCGTCTTCCCACCCCGTAGCGAGGGGGAATTCCCGGAGGGCTCCCTTCACGTCACGCTGGATCGTGTAGATGAATTGCGGGGGGAGGTCCCCCCTGTGCCACCCCAGGTACCACCACGTGAGGAGCGTGCGCTTGTATACGAGCTGCGTTACGTCCGTGAGGATGTCGTGGCCCTCGACGTCGTGGGTGACGCGGAAGTCCGAGCTCACGTGTAGGGGGGAAGGGGGCTCCGCCCGGGGGACCCATGCGCCCTCAGGGTGCTCGCTCCAGGTGAACGACGTAGCGCGGGCTCTCGCTTCCGGGTAAGAGTGATCGTATCCGTAGAGGAGGATCTTCGTGTGCCCGGGGAGGGAGGGTCCTACGTCCCTCCATTCTCCACTCGGGAGACGGGACTCGTAGCGGCCTTGGAAGCGCGAGACGACGCCTGGGAGGACGGACCCTATTGAGCCCGCCTGGAGGACCCATATCGAGATCTCAGGGATCATCCAGCGCATGACCGCGTTCAGGGGGTAAGCGTCGGGGGACTCGTAGGTCACGAAAGTGAATTTCCCGCACCCTGGGCATGTGTATCCGTCGACCCCGTCGATATGGGCGTGGTAGTAGAAGCGATCCCCCGGGTCAAATTCCTTTAGGACTAAGGGGGAGATCGTCGGGGGGCAGAGGAGGGCGACGCCAGCGCGGAGCGCGCGGGGGATAAGGGATAACCTCATCGCGAGCGCGGGGTTCTTATCCACGACGAGAACGCCGTGGGGGCGGACGCCATGAGCGAGAAGCGGCCCGAGGGACGTCGCGCCCGCAAGGATGATCCCTGGGAATGTCGAGAGATCCCCCGCCGTGTCGTCGAGGGAGGGCCCGCTCACGCATAGGGCGACGAGATCGGGTCTCGCGACTTCGCGAGCGACGCGGGCGCCGAAAGCGAGGATCGAAGCGTCCCGAGAGGCGAGGTCTGCGCGGAGGGCGGGGAGGTTCTCCCGGAGGTTCTCGAACCACCCTGGGGCGAGGATGCCGAGGTTATGTGAGTTCATCGTGAGGACGTCCTGGGTGGGGACGGGGCGGGCGTCCTCCCCTGAGTAGGGGGGGATCGAGGGGGGCGTGGGTCTCACTCGTCGAACCCTCCTTCCCGCCAGAGCGAGAGTAGGTAGTCTTCGACGTCACGCACGAACTCAGGCATGAGGTCCATGTAGTGTTCCTCCCCGTCGGGAGTCCGGATTGAGGTATCTTCGATGTAGGGAGAGAGGAGGTGGGTTCCCCCGGGGACGGAGGGATCCCCCTCGTAGTCGTCAGGGATGACCTCGCCATCGACATCGAAGCCCTTATAGTGTCCCCAAACTTTGTGTGATCGTGTTCTCATCTCTTTACTCCTTCTCTTGATATGATGCCCGTCCTCGATGCCCGACGTGATACGAGCCACAGAATTTACAGTGGTAGGGACGTAGCCCTTGGGCCCCGCGAGAGCGGGCAAGGGCGACGACATGGGCCTGGGCCTCCTCGAGGGTCGCGTGCTTGTGCTTGCCCTCGCATGCGCGGCGGCGGAGGGCGCGTTTTGAGCTCATCCCTGGGCCTCAGGAGGAAGAGCGTCCTCAAAGAACGCTTTGTGAGCGGGGCATAGGGTGACCGATTCTCTGTGCCCTGTGAATTTCCTTACCCTCGCGGAGGGGAAGTGGATCCGGGTCGCCGGCGCGCCACATGGGCGCATTTCCCCTAGGGCGGGATCCCATATCGCGTATTGACATTCTTGGTCTCGGGCGATCGTCGTCGTCATGTCGTGGACTCCTTTCCTTTAAGGATCCCCAGGGGGGAGGGGGAGGATGTCCTCGGACCCCTGGGGGTGTTCGAATTATCGTAAGGGTATTGTATCACATTGTGTTGCGGGTGTCAAGCCCGGGAAAGCGGGATTTCCCATTATTTCTCATATTTCCTCGCTCTCATCGTCCTCGAGATCCTCAAGTTCGGATTCGAGCTCCTCGATCTCCTCGAGGATCTCCTTGTAGTCGGGGGAGTCCTCTTTGTCGAGTCCCTCTATGTAATCGTCGAGCCCGCAGCGGTATGCGGTGGGGTCTATCTCCTTGAGGACCATAGACGCAGAGTATTCAAGGGATCCTATCCTGACGGGCCCGAGATCGTCGAGGAAGTCATCATATTCGGATTCGTAGTCATCGGGGTCGAGCTCGAAATTCTCGAGGTCCTTCTTGAGGTCGGCGATTCTCTCTTCTAATTCATCTTTTTTCATAGCGTTAACTCCTTAAGCGTGAAATCATAGACTCCCCGCCGGGGGGGGGGGAGTTTCGCCCTTACGGGGCTCTTCAGTATGATCTAGGATGGGAAACTTTCTATCTCCTTAGAGGAGAATATACTCCGGAGTCGCTTTGCATGATCTTGGCAGCCCTCAAATAGTCTTTTTGCCTTTATAGAATCGGTGTCATATCCAAATTCGTCACAGAATTCTTTGAAGGTTTCGGGGATATGGTACTCTGCGGATATAGAGGCGAGAATTGAATAAAGGAGTCCTTCTCGGATCTCCTTATTATATCTCCCTATGGCATGGAGTAGAAGCATAGAGGAATCGTAGTGCTTTCCTCTGAGTTTTCCGTAGTGCAGAGGCGGATATCCGGGGGACCAAATATACTTTAAGGTTTCGGTGTCCTGGAGAGAGAGTCCAAAAGGAAATCGGATAGAGCGCGGGCCCCGCTTTATGCTTATCTCTATGATACATCTTTCCTCGGTTTCCTCGGGGAAGTAGGGACGAAGCCCGTTCATAGAGACGGTGAATTCGCATTCCTTAAGGATCTCAGTGAGGGCGGCGGGATTCTCGGAGTACTCGAGCACCTTCTTGAGGGCGGTGGGGGTTTGGAGCTGGGAATTATCTAACCATGCTTTCATAGGGTCCTCCCCTTAAGCGCGGCGGGGAGAGTCGGGAACACGAATTCGCCTCCCCATTCGGTGTAGAGGATGACGTAGGAGGAGGAGAATTCGAGAGAGTAGAACTCTCGGGTTCGGCGGGTTTCGAGAACGCGCCTTGTGACCTTGAGGGCCTGAGGGTAGGTGAGGCCTTTTTCCATAAGTTTCCTAGTTAGGTTAAACATAATAAACTCCTTGACGTGGTTTGACGTAAACGGGCCTCTAAGGGCCTGGGAGAGCGCGGACGGGGGTCGAACCCGTCCTTCCCGCCTTCGGGCGCGCTAGGGAGCGGGGGAGAGCTTCGGGAGATGGGAGAGAGACCACTAGAGGCCTTCCCTCTTGAATGTCTTCGGGTTCGCACTCGAGACGTATGCCCGGGCATCAGCGAGATGGGAAAACATCTTAGCGCCTTGAGAGTCGTTTCCGATATAATGGGACACTAGGTAGTAGGTCCCGGGGCGGGAGATAGAGAGATAATGATCCCCTCGTTTGAAGTGTTGTTCGATATATCCGCATGCAAAACCATAGGGAGAAATTGAGCCGGAAGGATTCTTGATTGAGGGATTCTTAACCATGATGGGCTCCTTTCTATGTGAACTTGATACACTTAGAGTGTATATAGGTATTGTAACACAGTGTAGAGAGAGTGTCAAGGAAAATGTGGGAATATTTTGAGATATTTTTCGGGGCGCAGCGGGGCGCAGCGATGGCGGGGCGGTGGTATATATGAAAACTTGCATTCACATTTTTGGAAAATGCTCCAATTCATTATAGCGTAAGGGGATATCGCGTTTGCGGGAATGTCACTCACATTTTTGATACGGGCAGTACGCGAATGACGTAAGTCGTTGTGGGGCATAGAGATGGAACGTTTTGAGGTAAAAGTTGGACATATTGGAGATATCGTAAGTGCTTATGGGGTAAGGAATTGCGAGATATGTATTTTTCATTCGCAAAAACACACTTTCCATACATATAATAATAATAATAATATAATATATATATAATAATAACGGGGTTATAGGGCCCGATAACGCTATAATTCCTTCCCTTACATGGGGTTGCGTCATTCGCGTATTCCCTGTATCAATTGTGCGAATGGAACACGTGTTTTCGTACAACGTGTTACGATATTCACTATATTGAACATGTTTTCAATATATAATACATTACCTATTCGACCTCTTGAACGTTCTGGACATTCCGTCCGTGTCCTCGGGGCACAAAAAAGGCTCCCCTTGTATGGGGAGCCCTTAGAGAGAATAGAGACCTTAGAGTTAGGTCGAATACGAGATCATGCAGTCCTCGCAGCAGAAGCGGTCCTCTCGGGACTCGGGCACGAAACGGGACCCGCACCATTTACACTCCCGGGTCTCGTCCTGCCATGCATCCGGGCATCCCGCCTCATGGGTCTTGACGCCGTTGATGTAGAGGATCTCGCATGATGGGCAACGAGGGGAAGGGGAAGGGGAAGAGGGATTCTCAAGGGAACACAATAACGTGAGACCTTGACGGGAAATGGCAGATAGTGATGATAGGTTCATATAAGGACTCCTTCGATATAAGATACTATAAATGTATCACACTGTTACGGGAATGTCAAGGGATATCGCGAGAAAGTTTGAAATATTTTTCGCGCGCGGGATCGGGATCGCGTCGTCGGGGCCCGGGATGGACGCGCGGGGGCCCACCCAGGCCGGGGAGTCGCGCGCATGACATGACATAACCTCCTCTCACCATCGGCCCCAAATTCCCCCCTATACACCCTGTTACGTCGAGCCCCAAAGCCCCCCTCCCGCCCGCGACCCGCGACCCGCGACGAAAACTTGACAAACCCCCCGTCCCCGCTTACAATCTTAGGTATGACGAATGAAGATAGCCCCGGCGAACTCTCCGCGACCCTCACCGATGATGACCGGAAGGCCCGCTCCCAAGGAGCCTCGGATCGTCTCCTCTCCCTGGTGCCCACCGCCCTTGACGTCATCGAGACCCAACTCCGCACGCTCGACCCCGACACGAAGCGCGAGATCGCTTTCCGCGTCCTCGATGAGGCTCACGTCACCCCCAAGGCCCGGGCGAAGGCCCTAGGGCTCACCCTCGGGGGGGAGGGCGGGGACTCTCTCTCCCCCCTCGTTGCGAGCGCCCTCCGGGGGGCGTTCCAGGGTCTCGGGGAGGCCCTCGGCGCGAAATTCACGAGCCCCCCCGCCCGCGACGCTCCCAGGGCTCGCGACGTCACCCCCCCTCCCCCGGCCCCGGCTCCGAGGAGCCGTGTGCGCCCCGCGCTCTCGAAAGGAGACCTCACATGACAACCCCCGTCTCCCCAGATATGCCCCTCCGTCAATGGACAAGTAAAGGGTGGGTCTTCCTCGAAGACGAACCCCCCGAGGAGGGGGATCTTATCTTCGTTGATGAGAACTTAGGACTCGACGACGCTCTCGATGAGGATCCCTCCGAATGACGACCCCAGGACCCGAACGCTTCGCTTCTACCCTCGCGATACTCCCTCACCCCCGCGCGCCTCTCTTCGAAGGAGGAGACATCGCGCGCGCCCGGGCCCTCCTCCGGGACGCGATGGGAGAGCTCACGTCCGCTACGCCCATCCTCGGGTCCGAGATAATCGAGCTCCTCCGCCAGGCGACCCTCGTGAATTTGTTCTTCGCGGCGAAATTCATAATCGGCCCCTTTAACGGCACGGACTACCTCAACTACGGTCTCCAGCTCGATATGGCGAATTTCCGGATGTCCCCTGCGTGTATGGACCCCGGCGCGAGGGCGGCGGCGGCGATCTTCCGGGGCTCGGCGAAAACGGATCTCCTCACCGTGGATGGGAGCGTGTGGGAACTCCTCCGAGACCCGGGGATGGCGATCCTCATAGCGAACGCCAAGGAGGCCCGGGCCGCGACGTTCACAGACGCCATCCGAAACGCCTTTATGACGAATCCCCTCCTTGAGATTCTCTTCCCGGAGTGGTGTGCGTATAAGAAGAGCGCCCTCTGGAACGCGAGCGCCTTCGTCCTCCCCAATCGTCCCGTGTATCGGAAGGAGCCCTCCGTCAAGGCCCTCGGATGTACGGGCTCGACGGAAGGCGACAGGGCGGACCTCTTCAACTCGGATGACCTCATAGGGCTTGACGACCTCACGGCGGAGAACCTCGCAGGCACAACGATGAACTCGAAGACGAGGTGGTTCAAGGCCTCGGAGAAAGCAAATTTGCGTTCCCAGCGCTCACGTTATCTTCTTGAATTCACGACCTTCGGCGCGGAGAGCCTCTACTCGGAGGTGTTCAATAACATAAAGGGCGTGGAGGGCGACCCCGGGCTCCAGGCCGAGTACACGCCGGGAGGCTCCCGGAAATGGACCCTCTACATCCGGGACGTCATCGAGAACGGCGCGCCCACCCTCCCGGAGGTCCAAACGATGGAGTCCCTCCGGGATCTCGAGAAGTCCGATCCCATGCTTTACTTTTCGCAGTACCGGATGCTCCCCAAGGAAGGGGGGCTCATTGAGTTTAAGGAGCTCCCCTTAGGGAGGGCCCGACTCCTCCGGAGGGGGGAGTCCTCGGACTTCGTCATTCGTGTGAGCGCCGAGGAGAAGCATCGGGTGGGAGACGTTATCTTCGGGACGACGGGGACCCGCCCCGCGTGGGACGATGGGGAGGATGAGGACCTCGATGTGGGTGAGATGGGGGTCGTCTCGTGTCTCGACCCTGCGGGAACGGGGGAGAAGGACGCGGGACCCAAGACGTCTCGGAGTGCCCTCCACGCCTGGGCCCGAGATCACCATACTCGCTCTTTCCTCATCTACGAGGACGCAGGCTTCTACGAGATCCTCACGCTCTTCAGGAAGATAAAAGAGATGGTTACGTTCTTTAAGGGACTCATCCCGTGGGTGGGGATCGAGAAGGCCGCCATGCAGAGGATCATCCGCCCTATGATCGAGCGCGATCGGAATCTCTTTTGGGAGGACGGCGCGGGATTCGTGGGATTCCGGGATGTGGATGCGGGCGGGGATAAGGACGCACGGATCCGATATACGTTAGGCCCTCTCGCCGCAAGGGGGCTTCTTTGGGTGTGCGAGGGCGCGGGAGGGGTGTTTGAGAGCGAGTTCGCTCTCTTCCCGCTCGCGAGGCGGAAGGATGCCCTCGACGCCGCCGAGAAGTGCTTGCGTCTTCTCCCGACCCCCCTCTCCCCGGAGGAGGAGGACGACGCTCGCGCCCGGAGCGAGCTTGTCGCGGTGGGGCGAGACCCTATCACAGGATACTAGGGGGAGGGAGGAGGACGAGATGAGATGCCCTCATTGTGGAGAAAATATGATAAAAGAGGCGATCCAAGCCGAGGACCTCTCAGGGTGGTACGTGGGATGGATATGTGGATGCTCGGTAGCGGAGGAACATGTTCAGATTGTTGTGCATGCGAGTCGTGACTGGACCGCCGGGATCCTCCTTGACGCGGGGGCCGAGGAAGCGTATGAAGAGATGCTAGGGGAGAAGGAGGACGAGGATGATAACTTTAACTAACGAGGTGCGGGATGAGGTCCTAGATAAGGTCGGGTTCGCCGTGGAGGACTATAAGTCGGGGCTCTCGGGGATCTGGACGAAGTACGCGGAGTGGAGGAAAGCGAGCGAGGGTCGCCCTAAGGAGAGCGCGAAGAGCTTCCCCCATGCGAAGGCGGCGAATGTCGCGGCTCCCCTCACGAGCGTCTCGCATAAGACCATGTATGGCGCGCTCTGGGTAGGGCTCGCGCAACGGAAGCCCGCCGTCCTCATTGAGGCCCTTCAACGGGAGTCCCCTGAGGAGAAGGCGATGGCGGAGGCCGTGCAGGGGTATATGGAGATCCTCAGCGAGGACCCCCGCGAGCTCGGGATGAAGGATTTCCTCCGGGCGTGGCTCTCCTCGTCGAGCCTCGAAGGGGTCGGGTACGACAAGGTCGTGTGGGATGCGAGCTCCCACGAGGTCACGGCGAGTCGGGTGACGGCGGAGGGCGGGACCGAGACGATTAAGTACACCGTCGAGGACCACTTCGGGCCCCGCGTGCTGTTCCTCACGCCTGAGAACGTGAGCTGGGACCAGGCGTTCCAGGACTTCCAACGGACGCCTATCCTCCTAGAACGCTTCCTCCTCGGGGAACACGAGCTCAAGGAAAAGGGGGCCCTTGGGGAGTACGACGGAGACGCGGTGGAGGCGGTTCTCGAAGCCCTCACAACGACGGACTCCGACGGGGAGGGCGAGGATCGCGCCCGGATCGGGGCGGGGCGTGGGGAGACCCCCGTGGCGGAGCTCTACGAGGCTTACATCAAGATAGATGTCGATGGGGACGGCACGTTCGAGGATCTCCTTGTCGTGTATCATCCCGCCTCGAGGACGCTCCTCTACGCCGAGTTCAACTCCTTCGGAGAGCGCATGATTGGGAACGTCGCATATGAGGAGAGACCTGGTTGGATCCAAGGGATCGGAGTCGGATGGCAATGTGAGCACATGCAGAGCGTCATGAATACGCTCTATAACTCGAGGATGGATGGGATCGCCCTCACCGACGCCCCCATGTTTCTGATTCGCAAAGGGAGCGGAATCCCCCTCCATGACGACATCTACCCCGGGAAGAGGATCGCTGTGGATGATGTGGAGAAGGATTTTAGGCCGTTCAACTTCGATAAGTCCTTCCTTAATACGAAGGAGGAGGAGCGCAATGCGCTCTTCTGGGCGCAGAAGAACACAGGAGCGTCGGACACCCTCGCAGGGTTTCCGGACTCCGTCATGCGCTCTTCGGACACAGTCGGGGGGCAAGTCCTCCGGCTTAAGCAGTCGAGCGCGATGTTCACGACAATCCTCGAGAACTACGAGAGGGCGCTCAGCGACGTGTATCGGCGGGTGTTCAAAGTCCTCGTCATGTACAAGGACGAGATCATGGAGAAAGAGCGTAGGATCGGGAGGATGACCCCCGAGAAGCTCACTCTCCTCGAGAAAGCCCTCACGATGGATCTCGCGGAGATCCCCCTTCACCTACGCTTTAAGGTGAACGTCACCGACGTCGACGAGACCTTCGAGATGCAACGCCAGAATCTCATGACCCTCGTTCAGATCATGTCCATGTACTTCGAGAAGATGATCCAACTCGGACAGGCCCTGGATTCGGGCACCCTGGGGCCCGTCTCGAAGACGATCGCCGCGAGCGCCCTCGAAACGGCGACAATGCAGATGAAGGAGACCCTTAAGCTCTTCGGGAAAGAGGAGACCCTAGGGTCGCTTCCGGACTCCCGGAAGCTTGCCTTCATGCGGGAGATGGGAGAGGCGATGCTCGGTCAGGCCCTCGGGGGGATGGCGAAGGCGATGGGCGCCGGGGGACCCCAAGGCCCAGGGGGAGGGGCGCCCGCGATGAACGTGACCCCGCCTCAGGGGGCCCTGCCTCCAGGGGGCGCGGGCGTTGAAGGAGGCGTGATATGAGGCCCAAGATAGAGAAACTCTTTGAAGAAGCGGTTCCCCCGTCGGAGGGGGAACTCGCGAGGGCGGAGGCCCTCCGACACGCCGATGAGAGTGAGCGCGAGAAACGCATAGAGACCCTAGGCGCGCTTAAGGACTCCGAGGGATGGAGGATCGTCCTCGGGGAGATCGTCCGGATGAACGAGAACGCTCTCCAGGCGGTTGTGAAGCCCGGGAGGGGGATCGAGGATATTCGGTTCGCGCAAGGCCAGATAGACGCTCTTGCGAGCGTCGTGGCGTTCGTTGAGAAAGGAGATAAGACATGACCCTAGAAGATGAAAGTAGAGAAGATGTTGTCGAAGAAGAGGTCGTCCTCCCGGGGGAGGAAGAGGAAGTCGAATTCGTGGGGCCTGACGCCCCCCTCGCCCTCGAGGATGAGGAGATCGAGGACCCCGAACTCCGAGGGCTCTCGAAGAAGGAGCTCGCGGCGCGCCTGAGGGAAGCCTCCGCCCCAAAGGAGTCGGCGCTCCTTGCAGAGAGCTTCGATAAGCTCACCCGGGTGCTCACCCCCAAGGAGGCCCCGCTCGAGCCCGCCCCGCCCCCGTCCCTCCGGCTCTCCCCCGAGGAGAAAAAACGCCTCAAGGAGGAGCTCTACACTGCTGAGGATCCTGGGGAGCTCCTCGAGGATCTCTTTCTGAAGAAATATGAGGCGCACTCACAGGACCTCGTGGGACGAGTGAGCGCAAAGTTCGCGGAGCAAGAGGGAGAGCTCCTACGCTCCTCGAATCCTGAGTATAAAGAATTCGAGACCGAGATAAAGGATGTTCTCGCCTCCTTGAGCCCCGCGCAGCGCGCCCAGCCCGGGGTGCATAAGTGGGCCTTGGAGCAGGCGAAGATCCGGAATATTGATAAGATCGTCGAGAGACGGGTTGAGAAGGCGCTCGGGGAGGCGCTCGCCTCGAAGGGGAAAGTCGTCGCTCCCACGCAAGCGAAGGGGGGAGGAGGCGCAACGGGCGCGAGTACGGGGAGCGGGAAGCCCCGGGTGTTTGTGGATAAGGGGGTGTGGGATCGCGAGGTGGAGAGAGCCTCGGCGAGGGGCGTGGGCCCTGGGTCGAGTATGTGGCCCGCCACGCGGGACGCCCTCGTGAAGAAGTACTCGAAGCCCTCGAGAGAGAAAGTCGAGATATAAGGAAAAGGAGAGATAGAGTATGGCAACTAAGAAGAGTGGAATCGAGGGGAGACCTGTTCCCGTGGGACGCAAAGCGGAGGTCTTCCTCGTCTCAAGTGATGATCATGGGCCGGCGGACGTCGCGAGGGCTCTCTCAGAGGGGCTCACGCTGAAGTGGCCGAGCGTGGAGAAATTCTTCGAGGTCCCGGAGAAGATCGTTCGCGAGATGCCCAAGGCGTCGAAGGACGCATACTTTCTCGCGCGTGAACTCTGGATCCAGGCATCCCGCGCCCCGGGTCTCGGGACGTATGGAGAGCTCGACGTGATCCCGCTCCTTTCGAATAACGCCCGGACGCGCTTCAAGATGGACCACCCCAAGGACGCGCATCTCTACTTTCCCACGGTGGAGCTTGCGAAGAGCGCCGAGGCCGCAGGATACAAGTATGTGGATAAGGACACCACCGCGTTTAAGCCCTTAATCCCGAGCGCGACCCCCACGGGGGAGGACAAGACAAAGCACTTTGTCTATAACCGGGAGACCGGGAAGCCGGAGCACGTTGCGATGTGGATCCCCCGAGAACGCTATGAGCGTCACCTGAAGGGCGTGGAGGCCGTCTCGAAGAGGCGGATGAAAGGGGCGGATGAGGCCCAACGCGAAGCGACGTCCGAGGCCCTCGCGATGGCAGGGGCGAAGGGGGAGCGCTACGCGGGGATGAAGGTGATCTCCGAGACCCACGATGAGGCCCCGATCCCGCTCAAGGACGCGTATGAGGGGAAGTGAGGACTCCCTACGTCTGATAGGGGGGCCTACGAGAGTTAGGGGAACCTAACTTGGGTAGGGAGAACGACGAAAGATTGACAAACCTCACAAAGTGTGATACTCTGGGGGGTGTGTAGGGTTATCGAATTCAGGGCCTTTGAGCCCTAGGGAGGAACAATGGCGAATATAAACAACCCCTTCGGGTTTCGACCCGTAAAGATGGCCGGGGGAGCGGGGGCTTTCCCGACGGAGACCTTGAAGACCACGTCGAATGTGACGATCTATGAGGGGGCTCCGCTTGTCCGGAAGGCGGACGGCACGCTCACGAATGCGAGCGCGACCTCGACCGCGCTTTTCGGGTTCGCAGCTCATGGGGTGACCGCGGTAAGCGCGACTCGGCAGAACATCGCGTTCTACCCCGCTCGCCTCGGGGACGTCTTTGAGGCCCAGGTCCAAACGGGGTCCCTGGTGAACCTGACTGAGGCCGTTGGGAGCCCTGCGGGGATCTCGATCCCCTCCACCTACGCGGTGGTTGTGATCAAGGGAACGACCTCGGTCCTCCAGACCGTGGGGATCAACCCGAACTCGACAATCGACTTAAGCTGCCCGATCGTGCGGGTTGTCGTCGCGAAGAGCTCATATTTAGGGAACCCGTAATAACGGGGAAGGGAGGATAGAAATATGCCTACAGGCGGTGTTGTTAATACGGTTAATACAAGTTATCTCTCCAATAAGGACCTCGATAGGGTCTTTGCGGAGACGATGACACGGTGGCCCGAGGAGTACACGAAGTACACCAAGGCGTCCTCGACGGGAGATCGCTACCTCAAAGAGGGCGAGATCTCGACCCTAGGACCTCTCGTTGAGAAACCCGAGGGCTCCGTGAAGACGATCGAGGCCTTGAAGCAAGGGAACACGAAGACCCTCACATTCAAGACATATTCGCTTGCGGCGGTCGCGACTCAGGAGAGCCGGGACTTCGACAAGCAAGGGATCGTCCGGAGGATACCCGAATTTCTCGCGATGAGCGCCGCGTACTCGAAAGAGATCCAGGCGGCGGACCTCTTCTTGTCGGGATTCGGGACGACCCGGACGGGGATCGATGGACTCCCTCTCTTCGACGACTCTCACGTAATCCTCGACCCGTGGACGGGAGCCGCGAGCTCCACCTACGACAATGAGATGACCTCTGCCGCGCTCTCCGCGAGCACTCTCGCGGCGATCCGAGACTATTTCGAGGAACTCGCGAACTCGAAAGGGCTCCCCGTGCAGGCAGGACGAAGGATTCTCCTCATCGTTGGAACGGGCCTCCGGGACACCGCGAAGCTCCTTCTCGAGAACGAGTACGAGGTTGACTCCGCAGACCGGAACATGAACATCAACAAGGACACCATGTCGTATATGGTTTCGCATTACCTGGGGGCTTCTCATACCGGATACTACGCGATCGATCTCGACCTCATGGATCTCCGGCACATCACCTCGAAACAGTTCTCCTCGAAGACCTGGGACGACCCGTGGACGGATAACATGATCTATGGGATCACCGGGAGATGGACATTCGATTTTATCTCCACCTATGGGGTGATCGGGAACGCAGGAGCGTAAGGAGGGATGAGATGGCGCATTTTTCGGAAAAGGTGAATTCGGGCACAGGTTTTAACATCGTGCCCTTCTCCGCCGTCGGGGACACCTCCTCTACGATCACGTTCTCCGGGGTCGCGGTGGGGGATAAGATCCTCGGGGCCTTCCGCCTACGGGGATGGGCGGGAACTCCCGTCGTGTCGAACCTCACAAGCGTTGCGGTCGCGGGGACGAACTCGATCACATTCACCGGGAAACCGGGGGTGGCATCGGGTCTCGTCTTCGGGACGTATGTGGACGTGAGCGAGGCATAGCGCGAGATGGATAATCTCCCCCGAGGATACTCCATGTACGTCGATGATGACGGGAACGAGTTCGCGTATACACTCCTCGGGGTGAAGAGCCCCGCCCGGGGAGAGAAGTGGGATTTTTGCTCCGTGTGCGGGGAGAGCCTCCCCGCCTCGGATCTCACCCGGATACGGGGGGCGCTTTTCGGGGTGTCGTGCGGGGACGCAGGGCGCGAGGCCCGGGTCCTCACGAAGACCGCGTCCTCGCAGAGCTCAGGGGGGAGGAGATAATGTAATGGCGATGTATCATGTGAAAGGGGCCCCCATAGCTCGGGCCACCGCAGCGGGAGATCTCATCGCGGGGACGGTTGTCCTGAAAGGATATGCGTTTCGGCATACGGCGGCGGGGAGCGCGAGAGTCGTCTCGGGGAGTACGGGGACAACGACGAATGTTGTGTTTCACGCGGTGCTTACGGGAGCGGGAGGGACCTCGGATACGTTCTATGAGCCCATCGTGCTCCAGAAGGGTCTCAAGGTGCTCTCCATGACGGGAACGGAGCTTCTTCTTTATGTATAGAGGGGAGAGGGTATGGCATTAACGTATGTAAAAGGGGCGAATGTCATAAAGGTTGGGGCTGCGAATGACGCGGCGACTCAGCATATCGTCGTCCGGGGATATAACTTCTCACACACGGCGGCGGGGTCATTCACACTCTGCCCGGGGGCTGCCCCGACGGCGACCTTCGCGGTTCTCATAGATCGCCTCACGACGACCGTGAACGCAAAGACGGTGATGTTCCCTCCGGGGACGGAGATCACGCTCCAGAAGGGATTCAAAGTCACGAACCTCACGGGGACCCTACTCCTCTACGTATAGGGGAAGGGGAGACGAGAGATGCCCCTAAGCGCAAAGGGTAAGAAGATAAAGGCGAAGCTTATCGCAGAGTATGGGAAACGGAAGGGCGAAGAGGTATTCTACGCCATGGAGAATAAAGGGGAGCTCAAGGGGATTAAGGCGATTCCGACGAAACGTCGGACCCGGTCCTCGGGAGCGTCTCGCGGAGGGAAGCGTAAGGGGAGGTAGATGAATGACCTTGACCGAGGCGAGAGACGACCTCTACGGGATCGTCTCGAAGAATTCCGAACTTGATCCCTCCACCCCGACCGGGGCGGAGATCTTAGACCGATACCTTAATAGAGCATATAAGACGGTACTCTCATGGAAGGGCCCTAGGGGGGCTTTACGCTTCCCTGCGTCCCGAGCGACTCTCCTTTTCCAAGCTCCCGTCTACACGGGGACCGCGAGCGCGGGCTCCTCGACGACCCTTACGATCCCTACCTCAGGACTCATCACCTCCGACGACTACTACGTGGAGTGGGTTCTTAAGATCACCTCGGGGACGGGCTCGGGTCAGGCGCGCCTTGTCGTGGGATGGGACGGGACGGGAGGGGTCGCGACGGTGCACAAAGCGTTCGAGACAACCCCCGACGCCACGTCCGTTTTCCTCCTCACAAAGCGTTTTATGCCCATCCTCGAATCCGGCGACACGGGGGAGGCGGACGCGATCCTCCTCGACCCCGAGGACACCTTCCGAGGGGTGCTTAAGATCACCTCTCTTGAGGATGGGGCGGACCTCGTTCTCGCCGAGGGCACTGAGAACTTCTCGGGGGCCCTCACGGAGACGGGAACCCCCGGGGAGTTCTTCGTGGAGGGAGAGCGAGTGTACTTCAACCTCGCGCCCGACGAGACGAGGTGGTATCGCCTTGAGTATGCCCGGACTCCCGCGTCCCTCTCGGACGGCGCAGAGGAATTCTCCCTTCCCGCCCCCTGGGATCAAGCGATCATTCTCCTTGCGAGATGGTGGGTTCTCGTCCGGTATGGGGAGGTGGAGGATGCGTACTCCGCGAAACGCGATTACCAGGAATTCCTCGCGTCCTTGGCCCTCCCTGGGGAGGACCTTGGGGACAGGACTCCGAGTGGGACGGGGAGGTTATATTAGATGGCCTTGGGATCAGGAGAAGGCCTCACAAATAAAGGACGTCCTCTCCGGAGCGAGATCAAGGACGAGACCCCTGAGAAGTATCCCTTCGATGAGTGGAAGGCTTCCTCGACGAGGAACCCCACGCCCCGCGCCCGCGTAGCGAGACGCATTGGAGCGAGCGGGAGTGAAATCGAGGGGGCGAGCGGGGTGACGGACGCCTTCCATGACCCCCGTCCTAAGATGCCCGACCCGAGCGTGGAAGTGTGGGCTCTCGATGAGCCCCTTCTCTCTTCGTCTCTCGCAAGGCGACCTCAGGCCCGCGAATTTGCGTTCGCTCCGGGTGCCCTGGGGAGTGTCCCGCAGCCCTGGTTCCGGGAGCGTCGCTGGACAGTTCCCCTAGGCCTCGTTGCCGCGTACACAATGGACGCCGGGGCGGGGAGCGTGCTTCGGGATGATAGTGGGAACTTTGTAGTCGGCACTATGGTTGGCCCCGGGTGGACAAACGACCCCACAAAAGGGTGGTGTTTAAGCTTTGATGGTATAGACGATTTTATCGGTACACCCTCTCTTGTATGGCCTACTACTTTAACGGAAATAACGATAACATTCTGGGCTAAAAAATCTTCAGTAGGCGGTGGGACACATACCACGTTCCTGCAAGCGTCTCCCGATATAACCACAAACCGATTAAATGTGCATCTTCCACATGACGGGACTTTGTATTGGGATTTCGGAAACGTTGCGAGTGGGGGGAGAATATTCAAAGCGTGGAATGCCTCCTGGAATGACACCTGGACACATTTTACATTCCGTGCGAACTCCGCAGGATTACAAATATATGTAAATGGGACTTTATGGCATAGCGGAGGTAGCGCACAGTCTGCGACGTTTGGAGCAAGGTTTCTATTTTTTGGGAAAGATAGTGCGGTCAATCCTCTATCTTTTTGGAAAGGACTATGGAAAAACTTTCGTCTTTACACAAGAGCCCTCACCCTCGCAGAAATCTCCGCTCTTTACACCGAGACCTCCCCCTACGAGGACGTTTACGCGCCCCCTTGCGACAATGCCGTGTGGCTTGGGAAGACGACGACGAACCTGGTTGCGACGACGGATTTGGCTGATTCAAAATGGGATCATGCAGACGCTTATCAAGCCGTTGGATATGGGAATATATTTGATTCGGAATTACAAAAGACAATATTTAAGTGGACTAAAGGAAGCACGGCAGACTCAACACGCATCTATGACAATGATGGGGTTACTGGTTTCTCTGCTGGCACATATACCTTGTCTCTTATGATTAAGTGTAATTATGATGTAACGGTATGGGGATATTTTTATGGGGCAACTCCTGGTATTGTAGAATCCGCTGGAATGTGCATTAAAGCTAATACATGGACATTGTGTACTTTTAGGATAACGACCTCAGTTGCAACATATACACAATTGGGATTTTTTGTTTACAAAACTGGTTACGGAAACTTTCCCTCTGGCATCGAATTCCGCGCCTGCGACCCCTACGTTGCCCTTGAATCCTACCCAATGCCTTTCGTGCCGACGACCCGGCCCGCAGGGAGCTTGTGGTACAACTTCGAGTGGCCCCAGGCGGGGACGGTGGGGTTTTGGATTAAACCCGCTTTTATGTATACTAAAGCGGATGGCCCATACATAATAAGCGACTATAATGGAACTTCCTACAATTTCCGCTTTCTTTTCGACACCGGGACTGACAGTTTCACCATGAACTTAGGCCCAAGTGGGCATGTTGTAACAATCGATGGGACTCCTATAATGTCTAATGCAGACCTGTGGAAGTGGTGGTTTATTGGAATAACATGGGATATACCGAACGATTCTCTCAAATTATATTGTTATAATGCGGACTATCCTAATGGAGACAATGCCTCATCAACTTCTGACTTAGGGACTATAACCTTTCAAAATTATCTATCTGTAGGGGGAATACCTCTTTATACTTCTCCCGCCGCTTATATCTCCGACTCCTTCATGGCAGGGCTCTTCATCGATGAGGCGGTGTGGACCGCCGACGCCCTCAAGGCCCACTACGAGGGGGGGAGGGCGTTCACCCAAGGAGGCGCGACGGCGTCGGGACGTGGGGCCTTCGGGGACGCCGCCGCTCAGGCCCTCCTCCAGGACCTCAGCGTGGGGTCTCGCGATGTGCCCTCGCGCTTCCGGGTTGCGGCGGAGACAGGGGAAACGTGGGCTCAAGGGGTGTATGAGAAAACCACCGCGACGGGGGGGAATGTGTATGTGGGCTCGGATTTCAAACTCCTTCGGGGAGGGGTGTCCGCAGAGAAGTATAAACGGGACATTGAGGATCTTGACCTCAAGGTCGCAGATCGTGTTCTCGCCCTTCGCCCTATATGGTATCGGAGCTTATGTGCGTATGATAACCCGGAGTGGAGCTGGTATGGTCTCCTCGCGGAGGACGTCGCTCGCGCTGACCCCAGGCTTGTGTCATGGGGGAGGCCCGAGCTCGGCCCCGTCCCGGAGGGCGTGGATTACGCGAGGCTCTCAGTGGTGCTCCTCGCCGCGCTCCAAAGGCATCTCAGGATGGACGGGGAGGAGAAGGACGCCCTGCGAGGGCGGGTCCTTGAGCTTATCGAGCGTGTGGACGCTCTTGAAAAGGAGGTGAAGGATGCTACTAAGCTTGCGCCTCCCTCGCTTGATGACATCACGGAAGCCGGAGAGACGGAGATCCCCGCAGGGGACCCCCGACTTGAGCCCGAAACGAAGTAGGGGGAGAAGGATGAGTGATAACGCGATGAACACGCGGAGCTGGATTGCGACGATTGTTGGGATCGTTATGTTCTTCATGGGGGCGGTTCTCGCACTCGAAGCTCGGGTCTCAGCGGAGGCAATGTCGGAGATCCGGCGGGTTCAGCTCGACCACGCTTCCCGCCTCCAGATCCTCGAGAAGGCCTCGGAGAGAAACACGGTGATCTTTGAGTATATAAAGAGCGAGATCTCCGCAATCCACGAGAATCTCACTGAGCATATCAAGGCTCACCTTGAGGGGAGGAGACAATGACACGACTTCGGTGGGTTCAAGGGGGCTCGTATCTCGTTGCGTGGGACCGCGTCGTCCTGTGCTCGTGTGAGGTGAAGACGCTCGTCGAGGGCACGCGCCCTAGGTGGATGATCGTCCGGACGATGCCAGGGGATAAGCCCTATGACCCCCGCCCCTTCCCCAAGGGGACATGGAGTGTGGGGAAGCCTCGCGCCCGCGTAGACCCCTACAAGAGACCCTTCTTCATCCCGACGGACGCATGGCAGGACGTCGAGGTGTGGGAGGTCGAAGATCGCGCATATGTGAAGCCCTCGGGCGAAGTGGACCGGGACACGGGGTATGGACTCCATTTCTCGGAGAGTCGAACGACCTTAGGGTGCATTAAGATCGAGAGTGAGAGAGACCTTGTGTGGATCGTAGATCACGTAGAGAAGGCCCTCCGTGAGGGGGAAAGTGTCGAGATGGAGGTAGTGTGATGGAACTCAAAGCAAAGAACGTAAGTCTATGGTCGAAGATTCTCTCTGCGTCTCTCATCATTGTGGGGACGATCGCGGTGGGGGTAGGATGGCTCGGGAAGATTTCAGTCCTTGACGTCGTGTGGGCCTCTCTTGCGGTAGCGGGGATCTTCGGGACAATCGACATAAACCTTATGCTCGAAAAGCTTCGGGATCGGGGGGTGTGATGTGGATACGATTATCACTCTTGCCCTTGCTCTTGGGGCTCTTATCGTTGGGATCTTTATGGGCCGCCGAGGAGGCCCCCTTAACGGAGGCGGAAGTTCGGACGTGGGCAGCGGGGAAGCCACTGGAGACGATAGTGGGAGCGCTCGTCACGGTCACGATGAACTTGGAAAAGCTCAATCTTCTCTACAAGACGGAGAGAGTGGACTGGACGCATACGGAGCGCGCTCTACGGAGCGAGATCGAGAACGCGAAGAGCTCATTAAGGGAAGCCGGGGTGTCTTTCGACCTCGCCCTCCGGGAGGAGAAGGGGAGAACTCAGGAGGCTAGAAGAGGGCTCATCGTATGGAAGGTCGTGACGGGGATTCTTGTCGGGGCTCTTGTGTGGGTGAGTGTAAGGTAGGAGGAGAGAGATGACGAGGTTTAGTTTTAAGGGCCCTTTCTACAGTCCAAAATCTCATGAATCTCGATCTCAAGGTCCAGTAACTCACTCCGAGTTCATCTGCCCACCCACGGATTGTAAGGGTTTTATCATTATAGGTAATCCATCGAGTAGCCCTCTGATTTCGATTCTGAATATATCTCGTGACCCAACGACAATTCTCTTTTGTGTATCCAAGATCATTGTTGACGCGATCAAGGGAATATCCTGGAGGGCACTCTCCCATATCACGAAGAAATACCTCGTAGGTATGCCACTCAGGGCATACGGTAATACCCCTATCTATGTATGTTCGTTTATACGAAGGAATCGAAGGAGTATCACATCTTCTTCTCATCCACAACCAGGCTTTCCAGGTAGGAGATCCACTTTGCCCATGGGTTCTTGCTCTATCCCCACTTTTCTCCGATCGGAAACATCCACAGCTCGTTGTGTGTCCGGATTTAAGATGATATGTAAACACGGTTTGGCGCTTTCCACATACACACTCACAAAGTGCCTTCCCGTTTTTGGAATCTTCAAGAACGATAAGGCGGCCAAAAGTTTCTCCCTGTTTTATCATGGAGATAGATTAACACGAGACAGAGTAATCTGTCAACCCATGGAGGTATAAAAATTGAGTACATGGAGCGCTTCATATGAAACCACTCCTGCCCAAGCCGATTCGCCGTCGTCGTTAGGTGTGACCGGAAGAGGAACAAGAGTGGATATAAGAGAGAGAATGGAGAACGAGCACAGTTCCTATTCGGCGAAGGGGGGGTCCTCGGGGGGGAGCGTCGCGGGGGACTTCGTTCATAAAGAGGGCTCCGCGAGAGGCTACTACGCGAGCGGAGCGCCCTCGGTGCGTCCTGATGGGTCGACAACCCTCGGGACCTCGGACGACGGGCGCCTCTGGGTCGACTCGGACACGAATGAGCTCTATGTGTGGAGCGGGACCGCGTGGGTCGCCGCAGGGAGAACGCCCCCTGTGGGGACGGTCTACTTCCAGCTCGCAGGCAAGACCGCTCCCGCCTCCCTCTATGGGGGAACCTGGACGGACGTGAGCGCGACATATGCGGGATGCTTCTTCCGGGCAGCGGGAGGGGATGCGAGCGCGTTCGCGAGTGGGAACCAGGCGGCGAACTTGAGTGCGCACACCCACACGGGTCCTCTTCATACTCATACAATGAATCATTATCATCCCGTAGGATTAACCTCTCTCTACCACCCTGCCTCGGGAACCTATCAAGCAAATGTTACCTATGATTCGTTTGCATCAGAAGCCATTTCGATCCGAATCGTGCAGAATTACGCCGGATCTACGGGGGCAGAAGGAACTGGAGCTACAGGATCTACGGGGAGTGGAACGGATAATCGCCCCATCAACCAAACCATAAAGGTCTGGGAGAGGACGGCGTAGGGTGGAAGCGGGGATGTGGATTATCCGGGAAGGGTGGGTCGTGAGAGAGATCCTTAACTCACTCTCCCGACCGAATGTCGTCCTGGGGGAGAGGGAGGCGCTCTTTGAGGTTCCCCCGGGGTTCCAGGGATGCGTCGGGGATGACGTTAGGTTCTTCGAGGACTCAGGGGAATATAAGAGGGTTGAGACCCTCGTCAAGGAAGGTCTCGTCGAGAAGCCCCCTCGGCCTCCCCGGGTTCCCAGGAAGGTAAAGTGGGCGAGGGCGATCCTCGCGTTTCTCGGAAGGAGGGTTCTAGGATGAGTTCTCAAAGTTCGTATTTCCAGCCCGCGAAGAACCCCGTCAACGTCCCGTTCCGGCCTCTCAAGGGAGGGATGCGACCTGATCTCCCCCCCACCTCGCTCGACCCGACCCAGGTTCTCTCCGCTCAAGGGGTGATCGCACACACGACGGGGCTCAGGCGGACTCCCGGCGCGGTCGCGGAGTTCAATGGGGCGGTCGCGCCCTATCCCCCCGTTCTCGGATACTCGACGTTCTTCGAGCTCGACGGGACGGAGGTTTATGTCGTGTGGGACGCGAAGTTCCTCTACGCCGCCTCGGGATCGGGCCTCACGGGGGTTTACTCCTCGTATAGCGTGGGGACCGCGAAGACCTCGGGCGCGCTCCTCGTTGCGACCGCGACCTCCGCCTTCACGAGCGCGGCCTCGGATCTCAAAGTCGGGGACATCGTAGCGGTTGGAGCGGGGGCGTCCCTTGAGACCCTCGGAGTGGTGGGGATATCCTCAGCTCATGTCCTTAATATCGAGACTCCGACCCTCTCTCACGCGGCAGGGAGCGTATACGCGGTCCGGAGGAGCTTCGCCGCTTCCGCTCCCGAATACGTCGATGCCGTCGAGGTCGATAATAAGGTCGTCTTCACGGATCGCGTCCGCCCCCTTCAAGCGTATGATGGGTCGTCCTTCAGCGTGTATGACGCCTCCCTCACGTTCTTCGCGGGGTGTCTTGCGTATCACGCAGACCGCCTCTGGGCGGGACGCATCACGGACGCTCTCGGGGTTCACAATCAGCGCGTGATGTGGTCCTCGATCTTGGATCGGACCGACTTCGGCGTCGTCGGGGTTGAGCAGTTCGTAGATAGGCCGTATGCGCCGGGGGCACTCCTTCGGCTCGTTCCCCTCGGGCCCTATCTCGTCGCGTACTATGAGGACGCTATCGATTTCGGGAGGCCCACACAGATTGCAGGGGATGACCTCCCGATCTCGTTCGGGGATCGTCTCCAGACGGGGGGTATCGGACTCCTTGGGCCCAAGGCCGTGACCCCTTGGCTCGACGGGCACTTCTTCGTGGGGCAGGACGATGTGTATTATCTTGGGTTGAGTGGGGGGTTCGAGAGGATCGGGCTTCCCGTCATAGAAGCTTCCATACGACGATGTCTCTTCCCAGGCTCAATTCAGGTCAAGCCCGACGTTACGAGGAACCGGATCGTCTTTGGGTTCCCTGAGTCCACACCCGACATCACGAAGCTCTGGAGCTTCAATTACCTCACGAAGGCATGGACCTTCGAGGACACACAGGCTTCATCCCTTGGGGCGATCTGGGGTCTGGGGGGCACCATATCTGGGCTCGACTCACTCTCGGGGACGATCTCAGGGCTCGATGCGATCTCGGGGTCGATCGAGGGCCTCGGAGGGAAGGTCCCCACGAAGGAACTCATCCTTGGGGACCCCGATGGGTATGTGTGGAGAACCTCGGATGCGAGCACCCTCGACAAGGACGGGAACCCGATACGCGTTGTCATCGAGACGGGGGACTTCGATTTCGATGAGCCTGATCGCGTCAAGAGCGGATATCGGGTCTCCCTCAAGATCGACCGGACGCTCTCCTCCGATCTCGCCTTCGTCGTCGAGGGCTCGACGAACGAGGGCGTGTCCTGGCGTACCTTGGGGACACTTGTCATCGCCGCGGGCCGCGACGAGAACTACGTGAATTTCGCCCTCACGGGCTCGACGCTGCGGTTCCGGTTCACGAGTGTCTCGGAAGTCCCCTCGTACGTTGTCCTCGAGTACGTTGTGCGTCTCCGGGGACGGGGACTCCAGGCGAATTCGGGCGCGACGGACTAGGGGGGAAGCATGCTCAATCTCGGGATGATCGAAGAGAGGGCGACGGGGTGGGAGGTGAAGGCGCTCTCGATGGAGCTCTACCTCCGCCTTGAGAGCGTCTTCCGGGGCTCATGCTCAGAGTGGGCGGGGAGGATCTCCCGTGAGAAGGGAGCGCTCCTTCGGGCGATCTCGGGGGCGGTCGGGGTCTTCGAGGCCCCCTGGGGGCTTGTGTACCTGGACGAGTATGAACCGAGGTGGAAGGTGAGCGCGCATGGTGTGTTTTGGAGACGGGAGGTTGTCCGGGATGGGCCCGACGCCCTCATGAGGCTCGCGAGGGCGGTGTTCGAAGGGAGCGAGGTCCTCCGGATTGAGGTCCCCCTCCTCGGGCCCGCCCACGGGGTGGAGCGCGTACTTGCGAGGACGGCGTTCGTCCGGGAGGGCGTCCTCCGGAAGGGGGGCGTCGACGGGACGGGCCACGTGACAGATAAGACGGTATGGAGTATCCTAAGGGAGGAGGTAACGCGAGATGGGAAGTAAACCGAGCACGAAGCAAGTAGGGGCCCAGTATACGGATGCGGGCGTCGCGGCGCTCACGAATGAGTCGAACTTTGGGAAGACCGGGATGGAAGGGGCGATTGCGGGGATGTCCCCGGTCGCGGCCCAAGGGGTATCGTTTAATCCCTCCTCGTATTGGGGGAACTTCATGGGCCAAGCGGGAGACCTCCAGGGGCTCGTGATGGGGCCTCAAGGGGATCTCCAGAGGGGACTCACCGCCCGCGCCGGGGAGCTCGCAACCCAGGCAACGCAGGGCGCGGCCTCAAACCTCGCGGGCCTGGGCTCGCTCTACTCAGGGGCTACCCTCAAGGCGGCGGGGAATGCGAACGCCCAGGCTTTCGGGGACGTCGCGAACACCCTCGGCCAGCAGAGCCTTAATATGTATGGGAATCTCGCAGGGCAGGCGATGGGGAACGCGCTCGGCGCTCAGGGTCAAGGGCTCTCCGCCGCCCAGGGGAACCAGAACGCGAACCTCCAAGCGCAGATGGCGAACTCCCAGAACTCCCTTGGACTCGCTTCCCTTTATGGAGGCCTGTATGGGCAAGGGGTTGGGGGACTCGCGCAGTATGGGACCCCGACATATACGCAGAGTGGGGGAAGCGGAGGCTTAGGAAGTATGTTCAAGGGAGCCGCAGGGGGAGCCGTTGCGGGTGCGCCTTTTGGGCCTTGGGGAGCAGCTGCGGGCGGAGTTCTCGGAGGACTCGGTGGACTCTTTGGTTAAAGGAAGGGGGAAAAGATGCCTATAGTATATAACGCGCCGCCTCAGGATCGGAGCGGGGATGAGTGGCTCTCTTTTGGGACGAATGTCGCGGCCCTTGGGCTTCAAGCCCAGGCGCAGAAGGCCCAGGCGACCCAAGACAAGATCAAGAACAAGTGGGCCGCGATTGGGGAGAAGGCTCGCGCCCGGGGGGAAGACCCCTGGCTCACGCTCTCCCGGGATGAGACCTCCTTCCGGGAACTCTATAAGGACATTGGGTTCTCGGATGAGGCGGTCGAGTCCCAATGGAAGGCGCTCTCGACGGATCCCTCCACTTTCAAGGCCCAAGCGACAACGGAACTCAATAAGATCATGGGGGGCGCGCCCGCGCAGGGACCCAACATCCAGGATATGGGGGCTCCACCTCCCGCCCAGGCTCCCGCTTCCGCCCCTATGGGCCCTATGACCTTAGGGCCCGATGGGACGAGCGTTCAAGGGACCGCGCCCGCTCCCGCTCCCGTCGTGACTCCTCCCACGGCTCAAGGCCCCGTCCCTCGGGTGGCAGGAGCCCCGGTTCTCTACCCCGGGGGGGAACCCCTTTCGTATAACGTCGCCCCTCCTTCTGTGAGCGGGCCCGCCACTCCTCCGCCCTATGTCGGGAATCGGGGGATGGGATATGGGATGCAGACTCAAGCCCCGGGGGGCGTGCAGAGCGAGACTCCCTCCAACGCCCCGGGGAACCGGGGGGCCGCGTATCAGGCAGCGGCGAACGCGCAGAAGGCGGCCTCGATGGATGAAGGTGTCCCGGCAGCGAGCGCATCCTCCGCCCCCAAGGAGAACCCCATCATGGGCCCAGGGGACTTCGAGGGAGGCGTGCTCCCGTCAATCCCGAAGGAATTCTGGAAGGTTCAGGCGAACCTTGCTCAGGGCGGGCCTGGGGAGAGCGGGACGAGGGAATATGCTGCGTCCTTTGAGGGTCCCGGAGGGGAGGGCGCTCGAGAGCGTCTCCGGGCGGGGATCGGACTCTCTCCGGAGGCGGGGGCGTCGAAGGCCTTTGAAGTCACCGCCCCGAGAATCGCCCAAGAGGGCGTGACGCTCTCGAAGGCGATGGACGCCGCCGCGCTCGCAGGTGAGACCGGGGACATGAAGGCGTATCGGGGGGCGGCGGCGGATGCGATCCGCGCGTCGAAACGCTTCTCGCAATATGCGGGAAGAGTGATCTCGACGGCGGAGTACGAGGACATCTCGAAGACCCCCGAAGGGAGGGCGTATCTCGCGGAGTCCTTCAGGGCGAAGCTCACGGACCCTGCATGGAGAGCCTCCTACGCCCTTGTGCACCCCGAGAGCGCCGGGGTCATGGACGCCATCGGGCGGGAGAACGACCCGGCTTTCAAGGCCCTCGCTGAGGGACGGAGCGCGGTCGAGAACGCGAAGACCCAGGCCGAGCTCGCGAAAGCGCAGGCAGAGATCCTGAAGGCCCAGCTCGGGCTTGAGGGGTCGAAGCTCGATCTTGAGGGACGCAAGCTCGACGCGGAGATTAAGAAGATATCCCTGGATATCGCGAAGACAAACCTCGAAGAGGCCCGTGCGAAGGGCAAGACCGGGGATAAGCTCTCCTTCGCGAAAACGAAGCTCGACACCGCCGAGGCCTTCATGAGGACAGCCGTCACGAGCGCGAAAGGGGACTCCGAGGCCTACCTCAAGGATCCTCTCTACAAGAACGGGTGGGACCTCTATAAGAGTACGATGGCGGAGATGGGTGCTCCTGTCCCGGACGACCCGCCTCCCGTCTACAAGCCTGGGTTCTTCGAGGGTGTATGGAATGGGCTTAAAGGGGTCTTTGTGGGAACCACGACGGACCCCGCGACAGGGAAAGCCGTTGCGCCCACTCCTGCCATCCCCGCCGTGACGGGACCCGCCCCCGGGACGAGTGACGCCGCCCTTCGTGTTAGAAGTAAGTATAACCTTCAGTAGGAGGCCCTTATGCCCATCCTCGACGAAATAGAACGCGACCCCGACTTTGCGAAGCTCTCATATGCCGAACAACGGGATATCCGAACCCGGGCCTTCTATAAGGAGGTCCAGGGGGACCCGGAGTGGGTGGCCCTCCCCGACCCCGATAAGGAAGCGATCATAGGAGATGTGGCGAAGAGAGCTCCCGTTTTCGAGAACCCTCAGGTTGGGAAGGAGGCCTCGCTCTTCGCTGAGGAGCTGAGGAGGGGGGATTCAAGCGGGGCCGCGAGGGCGTGGGGGGAGGCCTTCACCCGGGATAACCCCCTCTATCGGGCGTGGATGGAATGGAACGTTATTGTACCTAAGGCCCTCGGGGCGATCTTCCCGGAGTCGGGCCTCGCGGAGGAAGCCGTCAAGATGGAGGGCATGAGGGATTCTCTCTATGGGAAGGACGGGGCGAAATTCCGGGAGTGGGTCCAGGACACAAACCCTGGGCACGGGCTCGCCCGATTCTTGGGGGGCGTCGTGAAAGTCGGAACGGAGCTCTTCGCCCTCAAGGGACTTCCCTTTATGAAGAGCGCCCAGGCGGGAGCGGATGCGATTGTATCGAAGATCGCCTCCTCCACGACTCTTCGCTCCCAGGCCGTGAGGGGGGTCTTAGGGAACTTCGCAACGAATACCCTCGAGAGCGTGGGGCTCACTGCAGCGGATATGGTCGGGAAGGTCTGGGATCAGGGGACGGACATGTGGAACCTTGAGGAGGTCGCGAAGACCTACGGGGAGAACGCGATTATCGACTACGCGATCGGGACCGTCACAGGGGTCGTATGGCCCTTCGCGAAGCTCACGGGGCGCGCTCTTGGGGAGACCTTTCTCCCCCGAGGAAAGAACTCGATAACGAAGGACGTCATCTCGAGTGGGGACGTAGACCGCTTTATTGCGAACGCCGTCACGGGGGATCTCCCCCTAGAGGTGAGCGAGCGTCTCCCTGGGTTCTACGCGGACCAAACCCGGGCCCTCCGCGAGATGGGGGATCTCCAACGCGCGGTGGGGAAGGATGCCGCGCTCCTGAATGAGAGCCCTTTCTACAGAGCGAGCGTGACGGCGCGCATGGCGGGGAAGGAGCTCGGCCTGGACGAGATGGGTCTCCCGAATCTCCGGAAGATCGACGACGTCATGTCCAACGTGGATAAGCCCGTCTCATACAAGACCCTCGGGGATGTGCATGAGGCGATCGCGGAGGACCTCGCAGATCTCATCGAACGTCATCCTAAGCTCTTCAAGGTCGCCGACTACGGGCCCGAGGCCCCCCTTATCCAGAGCGCGCTCGAACGGAGGGCCCTCCTCCGGACGCTCCCCGAGACGAAGGGAAAGCTTGGAGCCGTGGCCCGGGATTACGTGACCGGGAATGAGGCTGCGGCTCTCGTCACATCGAGCCCTGGGCGCGCTATCCTTGTCCGCCGAGGGGAGGGGGGCGCCCTCATGGGGGCCCTCGTCCAGGACCCCGCCGGGGATGGGATCGCGCTCATCTCGAAGGTCGCTCCTCCCGAGGAGACCTCCCTTGCCCTCAAGGGGGCCGTGGCACAGCGCCTTGAGAATCCCCTCCTTAAGGAGACCGCCCGGGAGCGTGGGCTCGACGCCCTCAGGCGGGCGGGGTATGACGCCGCGACTCTCCCCGACGGGAGGGTTGTGGCCCTCTACAAGGGGAGCGTGAGGCCGATTCGCGAGCTCGGGGAAGCCCCCGCCCTGGGAAAGGGAGCGATGGGAGAGAGTGAGGCGGGGTTTGACGCCTTTGTGAATGTGGAGACAACGAAGTTCTATAAGGACGCGGAGATCTCCCGCGACCCGAGGAAGGCGGGGATCCTCATCGCGGGGAGAGGGGACCTAGGACCGGATCGCGTGCGCGCATACACTCAAACCGTCCTCAACGACATGGGCAAAGCGGACGTTCCCCTCTCCGTCCGAGTGAGCGAGGATATCCCTTCTCTCAAGGCCTCGTATGACGGGTCCCGTCTTAACGTAGAGATGCCCTCGGCGATCCCCCTTGAGTCCCGGCGGGAAGCCCTTAAGGCCCTCACGAAGAC